CCCCTGGTGGCCGGTGGCAGCAACCAATTCGGCAATGACAGAATTAATGACTACAGCACGGCGGACATGTGTCCGTCTTGCGGCGGCTACTGGGCCTACTCGTCGAATGCGGGTGTCTGGTTTTCCAGCTTCAGCAGTTCGCGGGCTACCTCGAACGATAGCAGCGGGTTTCGCTCGGCCTTGTATCTTTGATGCCTGAGCGATAGCGATGGGCATTCATGATGAAGCAAAACTCGACGTCAAGTTTACAGACTTTGCCAAGCAGATGAACATTTACCTTAACCACTTTCCAAAGCACGAAAAATATGGCTTGGCGCAAGAGATCAGGCGCAAGGCCTATGAGGTCTATGGCTTCATTGTGGAAGCGCAAAAACGCTATTACAAAAAAACCACGCTGGTTGGGCTGGATGTGGCGCATGAGCAGCTTCGCATGCTGTTGCGCCTGGCGTTCGAGCTGGGTTACTTTGCGTTCAAGGAGGGTCAAAAACTGTCGCGCGGCGCACTGGGCACGGCAGAGCACCGTTACTTAACCATCAGCCGCATGGTTGATGAAATGGGCCGCATGATCGGCGGTTGGCTGGCCGCTGAGCGGGCCAAAGAAAAAAGTATCCCGGCGGCGGGAACTCCAAGGGAGGCGTCTTGACATGTGTCCGAATTGCGGCGGCAACTGGAACAACTCGTCGAATGCGGGTGTCTGGTTATCCAACTTCAACAATTCGCGGGCTAACTCGAACGATAACAACGGGTTTCGCTCGGACTCGGCATCACCTCGCACTGCGCAAGCAGATGGTGGCGCCAAGGGAGGCGCCTTCCTGCACTCGGCGAAAGCCTTTGCGAAATCTGCTGGACGCCCTTTTTCCAGTAGGCACCGTGTTGTGCTCGACCGTCTGGGGGCCTTCCTATGAAACGCATTGGCTATTTGTTTGAGCAAGCGTTTACGCCAGAGGCGCTTTACCAGGCATGGCTTGATGCCAGCCACGGCAAGATGCGCAAGCGCGCCTGCCTTGAGTTTTCCCGCCACCTGGCGAGCAACCTGGATGCGCTGCATCAGGAGCTGCACAGCGGCACTTACCGCCCGCAGCCTTACCTGCAATTCCAGGTACACGAGCCCAAAGAGCGCACCATCTACGCCCCCGCGTTTCGCGACCTGGTGGTGCAGCACGCCATTTACCGGCTGACCTACCCCATCTTTAACGCCAAGTTCATCGACCAGTCTTACGCCTGTCGCAACGGCAAAGGCACCCACGCCGCCGCCGACTACGCGCAGGCGGCATTGCGCAGCAGCGCGCCAGACAGCTACCTGTTGCAGCTCGACATACGCAAGTTTTTTTACAGCATTGACCGCCAAGTGTTAAGAGCGCAGATTGAGCGCCAGATCAAGGACAAACGCTTTGTCGCCGTGATGCTGCAATTTGCCGACTACGGTCAGCCCAAGGGCATCCCGATTGGCAATTTGCTGAGCCAGATGTATGCGTTGATCTACCTGAACCCGCTTGATCACTTTGTCAAGCGCGTGCTCAAGGCCGGGCGCTACTGCCGCTACGTGGACGATTTTGTGATCTTTGGCGAAAGCCGCCAGACATGCGTTAGCCACCTGGCACAAATCATTGCGTTCTTGCGCGAAAACCTTGGGCTGGGCTTGTCGCGCTACAGCCTGCACAAATGCAAGCGCGGCCTGAACTTTGTTGGCTACCGCACCTGGCGGGCAACCCGGTTTGTGCGCAAGCACAGCCTCTACGCCTTTGCGCAGTCGGCCAAACGCGGGCTCCTTGAATCTGTGATCTCCATCTTGGGCCACGCCAAAAACACGGCAAGCCTGCGTCATTTTTTAACCACCTGTAAGGAAAATCACCATGACCTCTTTAGTCGCATACCGCCGCGTTGTTACGCCCATCTACACCCACAGCCTGCGTTTGCCGGAAGCCGCTGACGGCCAGCAAGCCGCCCAGGAACTGGCCACTTTGGCCGATGGCCGCACTGTGGTCGCGCTGTTTGACGGCGCTACGCTACCCACTGATCAACCCCCTGAAATTGCCGCCAGCATCGAGGTGTTGCCTACCCCGCTGCCCGATGCGCTGCGCAACGAGATCAAGGCCGCCAGCCCGCAAGTGCAGCTCATCAGCCAGCGCATGATCGACACCATCAGGGCCAGCTACAGCATCGATGATGAAATGTTTTTTGCCCGTATTGGCGTCGGCGCAGCCAATGGCCTGTACGCGCCAAGCAGCGACGAAATTCAGGAAATGACCGTGTTCGGCGAGTTTGTTGAATCGGTGCGGCAATGGGGCCGCGACGAGCGGGCCAAGCTGGGGCTGTGATGCTTGATGCGCTGATCTGGCTCGACGTAACGCTGTGGCGCTGGGCCACGCTGGGCCGCTACCCGGTGGGCGAGACGGCATCAGCGGCGGCTTGGCGCATGCAGCTGGCAGGGCGCAGACGTGGCCGGGTGGCGGTGTGGCTGATTGACGCGCTGTTTCGACCTTGGCAGGTGAATCACTGCGAGCGTGCCTACCGCTGGCAGGCGCATCTTTATGAGGGATTACCATGAAATTTGAAACTATTTTCGAAAGACTCATTGGGCATGAAGGTGGGTATGTCAATAATCTCTCAGACCCAGGCGGTGAAACTAACTGGGGGATCAGTAAGCGCAGCTACCCCAACGCGGACATCAAGAATCTTACTCGTTGGGCTGCAAAGGACATCTACCGTAAAGACTTCTGGGACAGGATTCACGCAGATAAACTACCGGATGGTGTAGCCTTTCAGTTGTTCGACTTTGCCGTAAATAGTGGGGTTGAAACAGCGGTGAGGTACTTACAACGTGCGGTAGGCGTTGCTGATGATGGGCACTGGGGGCCGATCTCGCAGGCCGCGCTGGAAAAGCGAAGTGAGTCTGACCTGATTATGTTGGTACTGGCGGAACGACTGGACTTCATGACCCGCCTGAAGAACTGGCCCAACGCATCCAGAGGGTGGGCTAGGCGCATTGCAACTAACTTACGCTACGGCGCAGAGGACTCCTGATGAATCCGTTACTACTTGGCCCACTGTTTGAACTTGGCAAGGGGATTATTGATCGCCTGTTTCCTGACCCTGCGAAGAAAGCGGAGGCGGAGCTGGAGCTGCTGAAGATGACCCAGGCAGGGGATTTGCAAGTGATCCTGGCCCAGCTCCAGATCAATGCAAGAGAGGCAGAGAACCCGAGCATCTTCGTAGCAGGCTGGCGTCCCTTCGTCGGGTGGACTTGCGGGATAGGCTTAGCCTACGCGACGATCGGCGTTAATCTGCTTAGCTGGCTTTCCACAGCCAGGGGTTGGCCCCTGCCGCCAGTGGTGGATACCGATACGCTGCTGTATGTCCTTGGAGCCATGCTAGGAATCGGCGGGTTGCGTACCCTGGAGAAGGTCAGGGGTGTGGCGGCGAAGTAGCAGGCGCCCATATGAAAGCTAGTATTTCGGCGCTGATGGCAAGGCGCTTGAAAAAGCTAGTCTTCCATAAGCGTATCATCCGGAAGTTGTAGACGGTAAGCCCAGGGCAGTTTTTAAACTCAATTCCATAGGCTGCTTTGTTAAGCAGTACAGAATTTTCTCCGTCTATTTCTCCGTGTGCTATGTTTGTGCAGATCATGGTAAGCTTTCGTTTATTTGCGCAGGTTATGTAGGAATAATTTACGCGAACATTATATCATAGTATCCGGCGTGATAACGAGTCCCTTCGGCGGAGACTTTGTCACGACCGGAGCAGGGCCAGTGGCTTGAAGCATTATCCCTTGGGCGGTGGAAACCATTCGGAGCTGGCCGGAGTTCAAGCATCCCTGGAGAATTCCCTCAAAGTCCCGGAAGTCTGGAAAGTAGAGATGAATCATCCGATAGGCATCGGCGTAGGGAACGGAGCCTTTCCGCGTCACGAACTCGATGAAACGCTCGGCCTGCATGGAATCCTCTGTACGACCGATGCGGGAAAAGACGCGGGGCATGTCTTGCTCTAGATCCTCAAGCATGGTGTTAGCGAGCTGGAGGTCTTCCTCCCCGATCAGCAAGTCGTCAGAGCGAGCGGCCGAGAGAACCATTGCGACTTTGTGCATGTGAGTCTGCTTCCGGGCGGCATAACCTTCCAGCATCTGGTCATCCATGCGGGAGGAAGCGGTCTCCCAGAAATTCTTATACCATTCCTTCCCCCAGGCACGCGCAGCAGGGGAGATCTTAAACTGCCCTGTCATCATGGCAATTTGCTCGAGGTCTTGGATCAGCATAGCTTTCATAGTTTCATCCCCCTTGGATACTTCCTCGTCGACGTAAGCGACGTAGCGTTCCTTTGCGTCACCGTAAACGAAGAGACATCGTGAGGACAGACCCCCTCCGATCATAGCCTGGGGCATATTGTCTGCAATCCAGTGAGGAGTCGTGCCAGCTTGGAGGTTGATCCAAGGAGCCTCGACGACATCGTTGCCGGACATCTTAGTGATCTTCTCGTAAGAGCGCTTGCCGTCCCAGAGTTCAATCAGAAGGTTAATCATCTCCTTGTCTTGGAGGTTGAGCAGCGATCCTAGCTCTGATGCGACAAGAGTTAAGGGAGACATCGGCACCCACTCTCCTTGGTACTCGAAAGACTCAGAGGCAGCGGCGAAGGCCGTGACAAGGGCCTGCCAGGTGATGGCGTTCGGGCCGAACTTGATCCCGGGGACTTGCTTGAGCAGGTCGGTGGAGATGTCGATAGTGGTGGACTTCGCCACGATACCGGGAGGCGCGACGAAGATGATGTAGAATGAAGGGTACCAAGAGAAGCGTTTCATGTCAATCCACACGCGTCGTCTTAAACAACCCGCAACAGTCCCTACAGCAGACCAGAAGTGCATCCGCTTGGGAGCCTCGGTGACGGAAGCATACTCGAGGTAGGCTGGAATCCAGTCTTTGAAGTGACGAGCCATTAACAGTCTCCCCAAGATACGGTCGAAGTCTTCACGCCCGTAGGGATGATCAGGGGATCGTCATAGGGGATCTCAATACGGGAATATTTCTCCATCAGGGGCAGGATGATGTGAGCACGATGAGTAGGAAACTGGCCGGCCAAGCTATCGTGTACCTGCAGCAGGATCTGTAACTCCGGAATGTTCTTATAAAACGAAGCCCAGATCTTATTGATCAGGATACCTACAGTAGACTGAGGAACCCAAGCAAGGGCCTCCGGAAGCATGGCCTCAAGCCGGTCGAAGATGAACCACTTATACCCAAATTTATTCTCGACGAAGCGGTGTCGATTGATCTGGTCAAAGGTGCGATCATGCCACTTCTTGATGCCAGGGTGTGCGCCGAACCAGTACTTTTGAGCCGCGTCTATTTCCTGTACCGTGCGCCCAGTGTGAGCGGCTACAGTCTTGGCCCCGCCGCCGTAGTTGGTGGCGTGACAGAACACCTTGGCGAACTCGCGAGCGTGACGGAGAGGATAACGGTGGGCTTTGTAGTTCGGATGGGACTCTACTAACTCATCAAGAGGTGGAGGCTCCTTCTTAGCTATAATATACGCATTGAGCAAGTGCATGTCGATGCCCTTCTTAAGCGCCTCGATCCAGTCCGGCTCTCCAGATTCACGGACTACAACTTGCAAATCCGCACGATACAGGTCCATGTCGAAGAAAGTAAAACCTTTATCAGGCACATACATAGACTTAATGTTAGGCAAGCGGAAATCCATACTGCCTCGCGCAACAGCTTTGCCTGATGACTTTGAGTTCTTCGAGGGGATCGTTTGTAAGTTTCCGCCGCTGCCAAAAGGATTCTTAGACGAGCTAAGGCGATATGAATACGGGGCAGATTTTCCACCAGCATCTCCTGCGATGTTGAATGAACAGCGCATACGGCCATCTTGATCTAGCGGCATCATCACAAAGTCGCCGTAGAATTTATGCAAGGTACGGATGTCTGCGATGGCGTTGCAGATCGGGCGGATGAGGGGCTCCTTCGCTGCGAGCTTGGACAAGGCTTCGTCGTCACAGGTAGGATTCATCATGGTATGTCCGTTTGCTACGACGCGTTTGTAAATGATCTGTTGCTTGAGATCGTCGTAGAACAGAGCTTGCATTTGCTTAGGAGACGAGGGATTGATTGTGTGACCTAGAAGGTTGTAGAGAAAGGCCTCGCGCTTGGACAGTTCTTCCTGGATGTCAAGGGCCATCTGGCTCTTAACAGAAGGGTCGATTCGAACGCCTGTTATCATGGCCTTAAGTACCGGCATGAAAAGGGACTGCTGGACCTTATCAACTTCACCTAGCCCCATCGCGGAGGCAGCGCGGAGGAGGACTTCTCCGGACTCGCGAGTATAGACGCAATCTTGGAGGTTATAAGTCCAGCGCTGCTCCTCCGGAACGTCAGAGGCGATCTTCCCTTCGTCTTTCCAGTAGACGTACCAGTCCGCGTACATAGAGGCGAGGAAACTAAGACCCTTAGGCAACGCGCAGAACAAGGAGTGCTGCGTTATCATTGTATCCTGCCCGCCGTGGGGGATGAAATGCCAATGACGCTGAACATACTGGGCATCGTACAGGCCGTTTTGCCAGCGAACACGAACATTCTTGTGGGAGAGAAGTCGATAGATATGGTAGACTACGAGGCCCTCTTCCTCTGCAGGCCAGTAACCCTCCGGCTTACCGCGTGCAATGAAAGGAATGCAGATAGCCTCCGTACGCGACCAGCTAAGTCCGATGCAGTCAATATGCCCATAGCGAGTCTCAATGTCGAAGTCAATCCAGACCTCGTTAAGAGAAGTTTCGGCTTGGCAACGAAGTTTCTGCAAGGTGTTGACTGTTACATCAAGAGAAGGACGGACGATGAACTTCCAGTCTGGCTTGTTATCGTACGTCTTGCTGACCATGTGACGCTTGACGCGGCGAAGGTCGGATAGGACTACGGCTCGCTGAGGCCAGTCACGAAGCACCATACCGGGGGTGAGGGTAGGGATAAGCTTAATACCCCGGTACTCGAGCAAGGAGCCTCTCCACTTTGCTACTCCCCAATGGCCTGAAAGTATCCAGCAAGCTAAATTCCCCATCGCTATGATAAGATTCGGCTGAACCATCTCAATCTCCTGCTGGAGGGAGGCCCAGCCTTCGTGGATCTGGTAAGTGCAGTAGAGGTCGTGAAGAAGGGAGTGCTGAGGGCCGATGTCTTTTTTCTTGAGGGCGATCCACTCACTCAGCTGGCCGCGCGGTGGGCGTTCCTTACAGGCCAGAGTCGTATAGCAGTCTGCACGCATGATGCCGACTTCATGAAGCATGCGGTTCAGCTCCATACCAGCCGCACCGTCGAAAGGTATGCGAGCATGATCGCCGGGGAATTCTCCGACAATCATAACTCGCGAAGGGATTGAACCCTCGCCGTGGATCTTCATATTACAACCCCGCTAACAGGTCGAGCTGAGAATCAATATCAAGATCCTGAATGCGTTTACAAGCGATGCCGTAGCTAGCCATGTCCATTTCAATGCCCGTAGCGATTAGTTTAAGTCCGTGGGCTGCAGGGAAGATCGGCCCACTTCCCATGAAGGGATCGAAGACTGTATTACCGGGGAGACAAGTTCGGGTGAGCAAGTCTTGGAATAAGGCGACCGGCTTCTGCGCTGCGTGGCCGAGGTTAGCGTCAGGGCTGAAGTCGAGTACGTCCCCTCCCATGCGAAGGACGGGGCGCTTGCCCTTGACGGCGTAGAGAAGGGTTTCGTATTTGCGCTGAGGACCACTGTCCGGCCAGGGTGCGCGCATTCCAGATTTCTTATGCCAAATCCAGGGGGTGCGAAAGACTTGCCAGCCGGCAGCTCGGAACTCGTCACGAAGGTGGGTGAACCAGTCGATGTCGCAGAAGCAGTAAAGATGCGCTTGCGCCTTGGCGAGGCGGAAAGATTCTGGAGCGAGGATCTTGACGATGTTCATGAAGTTTGCTTCATCGTCCACGTAGCCATGCGCACCTGCGGCTACACCACCGGAGTCTCCAAAAGTATCCGCGCCCATGCCGTAAGGGGGATCGGTGAGGATGCAGTCGAATTGCTCTGCAGGTGCGTTTCGCATCCAGATGAGGGAGTTTTCGTTAAGTGCTCGGTGCATGGAGGCGGTAAAGGTCTTCCCGACCGAAGCTCCGAGTTCGCGCGACTTGATTTGAGCTTCCTCCTTTCGGAGAATCTTGAAAGCTTCCTCTGCAGTTTTGGCCGCGCGGACTGCCGGATTATCCAAGTGATTTGCAATGATAATTTCCCTCCGCGTGTTTTCCTGATTAACACCCGCGGAGGAGCCGCGAACTTCAAGTGCTGTATCAGCAACTGTATGCGCAGGTGCTCCCAGCGCTTCCGCTTGTTTGCTGCGGAGTGTATGAAGTTTGGCATGTGCAGCCGCCCTTTCTTGCCAGGTTAACTGAGTTCGTTGAATGTTTTCTTCCAGCTCGGCCTCTTCAATTTCAAGATCACTGAGGTCCGAGATATTTGAGTAAGGAATGGAATATGACGGGACGGCAGAGCCGTCGTACATGAAAGCTTGGCCGAGGTCCCACAGATCTGTGACCGCCCGAAGGCGCCGCTCTCCGGCAACGAGAACGTAGGCGTCTCCTACAACCCTGAGAATGATAGGGTGAAAAAGACCTTTGGTTCGAATGGACTCTGCCAGAGTGCGAAGCTCGTCTTCTTTGAATTCCCTCCGCTGGCGATCTGGCGCTACAGTAATAGCTGAAAGTTTAATATAATTACGCATGATTAGCTTCCCAAGTTTTTCTAGCTGTGATAGCCGCTTCACGTGAAGGGCCGTAGTATAAATTCTCTTTCATGTAATCTATAGTTACATAAGCTTCCCAGTTTTTACCGCGCTGAAATACTCCGCGTACTCCGGATTTATTAGTTACTCTAAGCTGCCCACGTCCTGGCTTCATCTGCTCCGCCATCGTTGCCCAACGGCAGTTTTCCGGTGCGTAATCTCCGTCATTATCTTTACGGTCTAGGGTTTGCCCTGGCAGCCTAGGCCCCATGTCAATGGCGAAATTTTCCAACTCTCTCCACCTTTCACAGACTCCTATTCCGCGTTTTCCGTAGTCTTTGTAGCCTGGGTTATCAGGTCTATAACAACGGCTCCACATAGCTTTCCATACGAAATAGAGATCGTGGGAAGAGCTAAGTTTTCCTTGTACAAGCTGCATAAAATTTTCCTTGGGCGTGATAGTTCGAGGGGATTATGCCAGAATAATCAACGCGAATGCCACCAGTTGAAGAGCCGCCGCAAGACATAAGACCTGACAAGCGACACAAGAGTGAAGATAATTCCTATAGCGATATTACTCGACATAGGAATATGGATATTGAACAGCGGGAAGACAAGTAACTGCGCCCCCAGAGCTACCCCGTAACCAAGCAAGACGTTTGCTACGGCTTCGAGAAGGGACTGGAGGCGCGATTGCACAGGATCAGCTCGGCAGGACTGCGCCTACGCGCTCTTGAATCTGGTCGTTGTAAAGCTCGTGATTGATCTTGACTGAGACCATCTTCCCTTGCAGCTGGCGCCACGACCACGGCACGCCTGCGATGTTGGTACCTGTCGCGTCGCGGTAGTCCTTCTGGCGGCGATTTTTCCCCTTGGTGTTGTCGAGACCACCGGAGGCGTTCAAGTCCAGGAAGGCTCTATCAGTAATGGTCAGTTCTGGGGGCAGGCCCAGTCCTTGAACAGCCGGTGGAACTTGAATACGCAAGGGAATCAGCATGGAGATCCACGGCTGCCCTGTACGGTCGCCCTTGCCGATGGTGCCTGAGTCCGTCTTGATTTCCCCGATCACAGCCATGTAAAGGCCGTTTTCGTTGTCGGGGTTTTCAGTCGGGAGAGGCGGACGCTTCTCGTTTGCTTCGTTGACTTGGGCGTCGAGGAAAGTTTCTGGATTAAATGAACTCATGATACAATTTCCTTAAAATGGAAGGGACAAATTGGGGACTGTTAGCGTCGTCCCCGAACACGCTTCTTACAGGTATGTTGTTTTCTTACCAGTGAGCTTGATCTGGACTTGATTCGCGTAGGACTGGAAGGGGGAGCCTTCCTGCTTCATTGCTCCGAGGATCCAGTTAAGCGTCTCTTTCTGCGAGTAGCCAGGGGCTTGAGGAACCTTGACCTCGATGGAGAGAGTGGTGAAGGACTTACGGCTCATAATATCTCCGTGTAGACTAGAGTGAAAAGAATCGCGCAGACAGCAATGACTGCGACAACGAGAGCGTAGACAAGCATTTCCATAGTTGCGTCTTCCTTGTCCATGTTAACCTCCCCGTTTCAGCCATACATCCATGATGGAGGCGAAGTCAGGGGTGATCTTGCTACGGTAGCCTAGGGAGCGAGTCTTGCAGTCCACTCCATAAGCAGCGGTATCCCAGAAGAACTTATCCCCGTCGCGAACTGTGTAGATCACGTCGGAGAACAAGGTTGGGATTTCTGTCGCCAAGGCCTTGCCGATGGCTTTAATCATAACCTTGGTGGACTGAGTAACCGGGTCTGTTTCCCTGTCCACGTGGGCAGTCATGACGAAGGGGCATTCTAGGCCCTGAGTGCAGAGGCGAAGGAAGTTCATCAGATTGGATTGAGCGATGCCGTAGTCACCTGGGGAGGCCATTGGGCGCGCGCCAATCTGCATCTTGAAGGCTGCGTTAGAAAGCTCGGTGAGGGAGTCAATCGCAAAGATCCTGTTACGAGGAAAGGAGTCGACAGGGCCAAGTTCTTTTCCTGTTCGGTCATCTTTGAAGTTGGCGCAACTGTTCAAGATCTTCCAGAACGCATTATTATCTCCGCCTCGGTTGCTGTCCGTGGACTTGGCCAGGGCTTCGTAACTGAGCTTCCCTACGAGATCGGCGGCGTTGATTAGAGCTTTGAGGGAGATGGGTTTTGTTGCTTGCTGGTGCCAGTAAACGCAATCCGGGACTGGACGGTTGTGATCGCGATAGTAACCGAGCAGGGTTTCCAGCCCGTTCTCTGTGAACAGAACAGCGACTTCGAAGTTGTTCGCGGCCGCCCAGTCGCACAGGGTGCCGAGAGCGTAGGTTTTACCTGTGCCGCCAAGTCCCATAAGGCAGATCTTTGGGCCAAAAAGTGACTGCTTGTCTTTCGTGACGAGCGTGTCAGGAGTAAGGGTTGTCATAATAGTCTTTCGTAGTAAGCTAGATGTACGTCTAGTTCGTGCTCAAGGACTTCTCGGGAGAGTTCGTTGAGGTTGTAGGTAAGCTCGTCTGCGAGCAGGGAGCCGGGGATTGACCAGAAGTCTGGGTGGTTTCGGCAGGCGACTTCGATTGCGCGGAAGTAGAAGGGCTGGTCTTTCTTGTCAAGGACAATACGGCGCGCCCAGATTTCCCCGCAGTGCTTACAGAAGTAGGCCCGGGACATCCAGCCCCAGGAGTCGGCGGCTTGGGTAGCGTAGCGGAACTCTCCGAGGTAACGGTCTTCGCAGATGATGTAGCCGTGCGGCATGGTAGCTCCTGTAGGTCAGGGACAAAGAACTTAGACGACCAGCGGTTCATTCGTCGTCCTCGATTAGCGTTTCTGTCCTTACTACCGGATCCCACTTGCGCCGCTGGAACTGTTGCCGCAGGAGGGGAGTTGGGTCGCGCATCTGGCAGCAGGAACGGAAGGGGCAGCCGCCGTACTCTGCGCAGGCGTGGTCAAGGTTGTAATCGAAGTAGCCAGACTCCCACGCTTGTATCATGCGCTTGGTGTCGAGGAGAAGTTGCTCGTACCACCGGTCTATGAGCCACTGGGGTCGATAGGTAATAGCCTCGAGGGTGTCGTACTTGGTTTTAAGGATAGACACTCCTCGGATAAGGAATCCATCAAGCTTAATGCCAGCTCTTCCGGCACCCCAGACATAACTAGTGAATTGGCTGCGTAAATCCCATTGGCGAGGCCAGCTTGCTCCAAGTTGGCTAGTAGTTTTGTCGTCTTCGCCGAGTGCCATCCCTTCATAGTTACACATCATGTCCATGCGACCGCTGTAGAGGATAGGGTCACCTGTCTCTGGGTTTGCGATGTCGAGGGGCTCGAGGAAGTTGAACTCAATCCCTCGCTTGCCTCCGGGGAGGGTCATAGGGATGGCCTTGTCTTCCCCCAGGCGGTAGTGGGAGAAGTAGTACTCGAGAGCGCCTGCAGTACGCTCGGCAGACTTAGCGGACTCTGGAGGGCACTGGAAATCTCCGTACTCTTTGAGTAAGACGCCAAGGCCCAGGGCTAAGGATTCATCAGGGGATTTTCCGTCGACGTAGTAAGCGATACGGGCGGCTTCGATGCCGGAGGCGTAACACTTTCCTGCATGAAGATGGATAGACTGCTCGCCGGGTTTCCAGTGCTGGAAGAACTCAAGGTTGGCTTTTTGGGGGCAGGACTTGAACGCGGCCATGAGGGAGGAGTCGAGGACGTGAGGGAATGGAGGGCGGGTCATGGCAGATCCTTTAAAATATGAGCTCTGGCGGCTTTGTTAAGAGTCGCGAGAGACTTGTGGATTACGAAGATGTTTCGTCGCTGGAAGTAGGATGTGCAGAAAACTTCGAGGATCTTCCGCTCGGGCGGAAGGGCGCCCGACAAACCGTCTTCGTCTCCACAAGCGTTGAAGATCCAGCAGTCGCCTTCTTCCCACAGGTCGCCCCAGAATTGATATGTAGGGGACAGGGACAGGCCGCAGCCTGTGATAATGACCTTAGCCATCACTCCTCCGAGTAGGTAAGCATCAGCAGATCATTCTTCCGCTGCGTTATGGCTCGGAGGTCTTCGTAAGCAGAGGCATTGATCTCTTCTTCACGTTCCTTGAGCTTCGCCAGAACGGGGGCAATACAGGCTTTTTTAAGCGGCATCGTGGCCTCGACTTCTACGAGCTTGATCGAGTTCTTCGGCGGCGAGTCAGTGTCCTCGCGGATAGTATAGTGCCAGCTGTACATGGTTTGGCCCAAGGCGTGAGCTTCAAGCCCCTCAGCATTGAGGTAGATACAAAGTTTCATTTCTCTTCTCCAGTTTACTCGACGGTGAACTGCACCGACAACAGGTATTAGGTAGGGGTGGCCAGTGCTGATCTCTGGCTTACCGTGGTCTTACTCTCATAGCTACCGCGATAGTTAGCGTCTACAGTTCTTACGTATCAGCCTACGCACTCACCCCTGTACTCTTACAGACCCTCGAGTTCGCTTAACAAGTCATCCGAGTTAGCTATCACGGTTTTCTTAGCCCCGGCAGCCGAAGCGCGCTTGGTAGTACTAGCTGCAGCTGCTGCATTTCTCCTGCCGGCCCGAAGGTAGATGATAGCTTCCTTCATCTCATCAAGGGTTAGCGTACCCTCAGTAGCGCGAAGTCTCCAGCCTGCGATTTTACTTTGTAGCTCGAGTGGGATAGGGGTGCTCATATTAGCCTCATTGGTGTAGGGGTTGAAGGGAAGGCCTTGTGGAGGCGTTCAGCTATGTACAGGCCTGCTGCGAAGCAGAGGACTACGCAGGTGATAGCGATCAGGACTCTCATGATTGAAGTCGCAGGGTCAGAGCGCGAATAGCTTCAGGAGTGCCAGTAACTTGCAGCGTCCCTGGCTCTGAGCCGACGTAGGGGGCAAGGTCAAGAGCTTGCTCTGTGAAGTGAACTTGCAGCAGGTCTATCATGAAACGCGAGTAAGCGCCGTGAGGAACACGCCCCTCCAGGTCGGAGTACAGGGCGGAAGAGAGTTTAACCAGCAGCGGTAAAGGCAAAGCGACGTTAAGCGGCTTCGAAGGGATAAGATTAGGGGTTTTAGCCACGGTGAAATATCTCCTTAAGATCACTCGCCGCCGTGCCTGCGCTGCCTGCGAACAGGTACTGATACGCGGAGGCCTTGGCCATCTGTCGCTGCATCTTTGTCACGGTGTCTGGGCGGGTTGAGTATAATTCCGCTGCAACTTCGACGAAAGGGTCTTTCCCCTCCTTCACGGCCTCGCGGATAATAACTTCAGTTCTCGTCATTTTCATTCTCCCAGGGTGCGAGTGGGTCGGTGTCATCTTCATCTTCTAAGAGTACCTCGCAGCGGGTGCTGAGTAGATGCGCGGTGACGAGATTTGCAATGACTGCTTCGTCATCTCCTTCGATTTGAACGCGAGTCCAGAGTGCCGGAGGAAGCCAGAGGGCCTTTGGCCGGGTGAATAGTTCTATCATGCTTGTCCTAGTTGGATGAGAATATCTTTGACCTGCACCGGAAGCATCCGCGAGAGGATGTCTGTGCCAGCCGGGAGGGTGAGGTACTGGCCGGGGGAGCGGAAGGTCGTGGTGACTACGAGTTCCACGCGATCGAGGGTGCCTTCCCCGAAGCAGACGTCTAGCGGGACTTCAAGAGCTTCGAGGGAGAAGTCTAGGAGCTTGATACTCGCTACGCAAGGGAGGTCAGTTTTCCAAGGAAGCTTCTCTGACCGGACTGCAGGCGCCTCTGCTGGCCATCGGCCACTGAGGTATTCCACCTGACAGGGCTCAGCAGGGGCCTTGAGATCAACCTCCCTGACAAGGCGGCGAGCATCTGGGACTGTCTTATGTTTCCACTCGACGAAGTAGCCAAGGAATGCTTGGGTTTCTTCGTGAAGGAGGGCGATAACAGCGCCGCGTATCCAGTTCGCAGGGTTCGCGTAAAGACCCTCGGGAGAGGTGTCTTTGATCTCAGGGGGAGCCTTAGCCAGCTGAACCTTCTGACCGCGCATTGCCGCCTTGGCCTCGCGGAAGAGGTCGTCGAGGGAGAGTTCTTGATTCATAATTGAGCCTCGCGGGAAGTTGTTGATGCTTGCGTGAATTATCCCGTAATAATCCGCGCATATGTATTTGACACATCCTCGCGCAAATAGTTCCACAGGAATGTAAATTTATTTTCTAGCTGGAGGTAGCGCGTCCACCGGTTCGTATGCTGGCTGCACAGCTCCTTTTAATTCTTCACATAGTTGTTCATTTTCGGCAATCAGTGCTTCAAGCTGTTCTGCAGCCGCGGCTATAGCCCTACGGTCGCCATAATCGCGTAGCGCAGCCTCCGAATAACAGCGCACAGTGACTACTGGATTGCTGTCAATCATCAGGGCCTCCATAGCAGGCAAGGGTACGGTGCTAGTGTGAAACGCGGCACGCAGTCTATCTATTTCCCGCCGCAGTCGCGCGATCTTTCTGTGTAATATGTACTCGCGTTCTGAGCCCATGCTGTTCAGCCGCCGCTCTTCGTCAAGCTCGCGCTGTAATTGCGTCTCTTTTTCAGTTACTTGCAGGATGCTCATTTTGGTTCCTTTTGCTTACTGGCTTTTACAATGTGGTTACGACAGGCATCAACCTGCTGGCGAAGCCAAACAATATGACGACTATCTTCTGGCCTGAGGCTTACAAACCTACCCTCAGTCTCCATTTCGCCTATAGTTTTTGCGAAATAAACAGCTTTATCAAACATCTCTACTATGCAGTTATTCACCATGAATCCTGTCATCAGCAATTGCCATAAGGATTTCTTTGTATTCCTGTTTCATATTATTTTTCTTGCTGTTTAATAAAGTAATGTTTTGACAACATTCCTGAGCGAGGGCAGCGTACTACATTATGAGACACGTACCCATAACACTCTAGTAACTTTAAATATTGATAAGCAGAAGGTGTATTAGCTAATACACGCATATTCATGGCAGAGACAGGAGAGGTTGTTTTTAGTACAGCCATGATTCGCTGTGCAATTACACTATTTTTAATATCAGTAAAGATGCCCTTGCGGGGTTTAGCTTTGCGCTTTGTTACCAAGTCTGCTTTACTATCTTTAGTACTTGGCTGATAAGAGGATTGCCAATGTGTTTGGATCATTGTTTACTCTCAAGCATAAGATTAAGCCTAGCTAATGCATTCCAGGCAGCTTGTGCTGCATGCATGGTGCCAGAATCAGGATCAATTTCTTCACCTGCTGCTTCTTTCATCAGATGTCGGTACATAGCATCTGTATAGCGGTTTACGCCATTAGGTACAGATTTCCAGCCATCTGGTGTGTATTTATTGGCACCAAAGGTACCTACCTTGCCTACTTCCTGTAGTGCAAGAGAGAACCCATTAAAGATCAAACCAAGACGGTTCTTACCGTGATCTAACTTGGATCCGGGTTCATTAGCAGACTTGCCATTGGGATCAATTTCAATATTGGTTCTTGCATTCATTAATAAATCCTATTGTTAATCTAACTTTAGTAGCTTTTATGGCAAGTGCTTAATCAAAGTAATTACCAGCAGGTGCTGGAGATACCACAGGCTCTTCCTGATTACGTTGATTGCGCCAAGCAGTACGAATAGCACGCTCCATACGATTCATCATGTACTTGCCTGCTTTTGTAGCCTTGCCCCGTTTGCAATGAGGACAGCTACATGATTTAGGTGTTTGTTTCATTTCATATGTCCTTCCTCTTTGTCACAGAAACTACAACGGCGTTTCCAAAACCAAACGTATATAGCTTTGCACTCACAGCAGCGCATCTTAAACAGTGATTTGAAGCCTTTCATGCTTGTTCCAATATTTCTGTTTCGATACGTTGAATATCATCATGTGTCATTTTTCTTTCCAACCAAGGGGCAGGACGCCACCTAAGATCACACACAATGAAATCAATATCTGGATACTCTGCTGGATAACAGTGATCAGGGGTTGTATCTGTTTTAGCCGGAGAATATTTACCAACAATTGTGTAGTCAATAAGACAAGGAATGCCATCTATATACGTTTTCATGTTTTATCCTTTCAATGCCCAATACGGGCGACGAACCCCTGTGTGATCTAGACTGGGATGTTGTAGCGCATCTTCAGCCCCAGGTCGTAAAGGCTGAGGTGGGTTGTGTTTACTTGGTTTGTAATGTTCAGCAGGATAGCCAAGATTATTAACACCCACACCTTTATGATGTGCATTTCGTTTGATACCATCAAAAGTTGTACTCATGCTGCTGCGCTCACTGTTTCTTTCAGTTTGTCAAAATTAGTAAGTACAAACAAATAATCCGGTTCGCTCAAGCCAGTAGCTCGACGCGCATTGGGATCAAACATGTTGTATTTACCTGTTACTTTGATTTTTTCATAAGCATGGAATGCTTTGATGTCTTTTTCTGTAAATTTCATTTGAGTTCTTTCAAGTGATTTTCTTTGGCGGTAGCGCATATATTGATGATTTCCTCTTTGGTTGCTGTTGTTGGTAAGGTAACTGAGTGTGCCCAGTCAGGCCAAAAGATATCCAATTGCGCACCTAACTTAACCCGGGGATGTTGAATCTCAGGGAGTTCCTGCCATGCCATTGCTTCGGTGATACCTTGGTTTGCAAAGTGCATTACATCAGCATCATCACGAATGAGGTAATAACCTGCATCATGAATCTGACCTACTGGAAGAATGTCTAAACGATACTTGGATGCTCTTACTTTTTCCATAAAAGTATTCATGGCCCGATTGTTCAATAATCCATAGGATTGGCCTAGGGCGTTACCTGCGGTACGCCCTTCGGCTTTGGCTTCATAAGGAACGCTGTCGGTGCCAAATACCACTTGCTTAAGTAACGGTGTGCGTACACGTAAGCCAAAGGCAACTTCGACAAAACCATCTTTGGATGCTTGTTGTAGTCTATTTTGTACATATTGATCTGATTCCTCATAAAGTGCGTGATATCCCTTTTCAATGGCCTGAGCTTTATCTTTATCAAAACCAAGGTTATTTACTAACGTATGCCACGTACCTTGGTAAGTAAGTGCAAATGTTGGCCCTTTGGATTCTTGACGAAGATCAGGATATAGTTTCTTTATGGAATTGATGGATTCCACTGTATCAATGATGTCAGGACATTGATCACTAAAGTAACTAAAGGCTCGCAGACAGTGACCGCAATAACCATCTGTATAGACTTTGATTTTGTTCCTGTCTTTGGTTGTCAAGGCAGAGATCATGTCTTCCAATGAATTGAAGTCAGCACCAACAAATAACCAGCCATCCGGGGCACTAAAGCAACTTTTAACTAGCTTGCTAAAGGTGGACTTGGAGGGTAGGTTCTGCATGTTGGGTTCTGAACTACTCAAACGACCCGAGACTGTTCCACCTAAGTTAAAGCTACCATGCAGATACTTGCGGCCATCTGCCTTGTCAAGCCCATGTTCAAAAGCAGGAATAAAAGTAGAAAGAATCTTGCTAACCTTGCCATAACTAATCAACGCAGTCAGTAGCTCTTTGTAAGCAGGCTCCTTGGTATGATTGATAAGCTTCTCAATGGTTTCAGCACCTGTGGCTGGCTGTTTTGTATCGGTGTAATCCAGTACAGGTAAGCCCATTTGTTCATACAACAGGCGCTGTAATTGCGGCCCGCTGTTAGGGTTAAACGTCACATTACTGAATTTATCCAGTGGATGTTGTTTTACCTTTAACTTGGCATTGGCTGCTTCCATTGCACTGGTTTGTACCAACAGATTGAGCACCTTAATCAATGGACTATTCTTGATCAGTGCCAAGTGGATTTCCTGTTGGAGTTCCAGGTTCTTCTTGACTTCTTTGATCTTGGTTTTATCCATTGGCATCCCTGTCAACTCCATCTGAATGATGGTCTTGAGACTTGGTAGCATTAGTGTTCGGTACAGCTCTTCCTGCTTGTCCTGAACCATGATAGGGGTGTACTTGTTCTTGACAAACCAAGTACTCAGACAGTCCACCAAGTTGTACTGAAGCAAGTCTTTCAAGCTAATCCTGCGAATGTCCTTGATGTCTTCTTGTGCCCAGTTGCCAGCAAACTCATGTGCAAGCGCCTTCAAACCAAGCACATTACCCGCTGTGCTGTTGGTAGCAAGGTAAGCAATGATCTTGGTATCTTGAAATGCTCTGGTCATTATCTCTAAACCAGTGATGCAACTCATTGAATCTAAAAGGGATTCCATCCACAGGGTGTAGATAATAACTTTAATGTCATAAGTTGCGTTGTGGAAAGTAAGTTCACCTTGGTATTCCGTGAAGAAGTTGAGCAGCAGTGCCCGTACTTGTGAATTGACTACCTGACAGCCAAAGCCCTGATGCATCCCTGGATCTTTGGAAATGTAATCGCAGGCAAATGCCAAGCCATTATGTTGATCCCAGGCAAAGCCAATAGTGGCTATCCCAGCTTCATTAAAACGCAGGCTGAAGCCCTCAATATCACAGGTGAGTTCTTTGTACTGGTGCAAGGATTCAAGGGCAGCAGCGATGTCCTGAAGGCTTTCTGGATACTGTGCTGTATGGATGATTCCGGTACCAAGTGCAAGATAGTTGCCATTAAACTGATCGGCAACTGTCTTTAGGCTCATGGTCAATTTATCCTGTAGAGCTGGGTTATAGATCAATGCTTGATAATTAACCCCCAATACCACATTCATATGTTCATAGCCCTTGATGGCACAGGGTAATACATATCCATGATGTGGCTCTGCCTTGCTCTGTTTGGTCAGTGTCTTGAAATAGGCAGCATCTGTGACATAAAGCAATGTGATCCCTAGAGAATTCATTGCTGGAAGTAATTTGTCAAGATACTCTTTAATGAATTTGACAGAAGCTTTACCGTTATCACCATATCTCAGTGTAAAAGCAATGAGTGAGGCATTACTGATACCTAGTGTATTTAATGGACTCACATAATTAGCTTGAATGTCTTGCTTGTTGAAAGATGTGGCTTTCAGTAGCACAGCGATACGGTAGTTTTCAGACTGTGTGAATACAATGTGCTTCATAATACTTTCAGATAAGTAAGTTTTTTACCATCCTCGCTTTCATGAGGTTAATAGGTAACTGATTTTTGGTTAGCATACTCAATATGTCTTCCTGAGTTAGTTTATGTGTCTTGCAAGGACATGAAGCAATTAGCTTCTCAATAGGTTGATGTACTGAAGGTGGCAGCACCATTAAGTAATCTGACAGGTCATTAGATGAATTCAATACTTGTCCAATAAATCCGAGTACATATGGTAACTCGTAATTATTAAGATTGATGATCTCTTTTAGATAATCATCCATGTAAACATGAAGACTTTTGTGAAGTCTGTTTACTCTGCGATGTATTACAGCACTGGGTGTACTATAAATCTCTGACTTGTATATGAATGCCATATCCGCATTACCGCAAAGAATAGAATTCTTTGTAATAAGTTTCTCCAGCTTGCGCTCAAAGTCTTTTAGTACTGGGTTGTACAAAAACGAATAAAGAGCATCCTTAATTTGCTGTTTAGTTCGTGGGTCATGAAGAAGATGGTCATTCATACTGTATTTCTTTTACATTGACTAAGCAATGTCTCCTGTTAAATATACTTGATGTCTTGCGCGACTTACCCCTACATATAACATTCGTGCAATTTGATCACCTGAATTACATCGTTTAATGTCATCTAGATCAATAAATACACGGTCAAATGTACTTCCTTGCGCTTTATTAACAGTACAAGCATAAGCTGCACGTAAATCAACCCAACGGCTATCAATCTCTTCGACTACACTGAATTGTTCCAAAGCTTTAGCTTTTTTAAGTGCTGTAGTCTTATCAATAATAGATTTGGGGCCAAAAAGAGAAAGATAGTTATCTAACGTATAGTAGTTACCTAAAACACTATGCTGATGTATATCAGGGCCAATGTTGGTAATACGAACCAACTGATCTGTCTTGATAGACACTTTTCCTGCGTTGATGTATTTGTTACATACTGCGTAGTCATTTACCTGAAAGTTAGGACTGCCTGTGACATGACCATTCACAGCATGGTTATAGTTCACACTACATTTGTTAGTCCATGACAGGATTTTCGAATCCTGATAGCACCAATCAGTTCGAGTGAATTCTTGTTCAATGGCTTTATCAAAGTCAGTACGGGGAAGATACTGAATAACATAGCCGTCTGGTTTAAAACTAAAGAATTCACCTGTATTGACTGTATTCCTGAACTTGGTAGATAAATCTACGATGGGATTACCCGCAGCTTGGCGTACTACCTGACTCAGATGTGCCCCTTTGTAGTGGGCAGAGAATACGGGTGTACCTGTTGCCTTAACAGGGGTCAATTGTGCAGGATCACCAATGAAAACAATTTTGCAATTGCAAGTAAGTTTGAAAATCAGATTCAATAGCTGTTTATCAATATAGCTGGCTTCGTCAATAAATAACAAATAGCCTTCTTTGGCTATGGTACTACGTGGAATAAGGGTGGTAACCCCTGTCTCATAGTTGGTCTGAACACGCAAGCCAAGAAAGGAATGAATGGTATTGGTCGTCATTCCTGTCAGTTGACTAAGATTCTCTGCAGCCTTATTGGTAGTGGCTGTAAGCACAATTTCATACTCTTTGATTTTTGGGTCAATAAGTCGTGCAGCCTTAATGAAGTTAGGCGTATGCTCAATCAGACTCTTAGCTAAAGTGGACTTACCCGTACCTGAATAACCAGAGAGTAAAAAGACTTGTTCAATAGGGTCTGTAATGAAACGGCGAAACACTTCAAGTGCATTTTGTTGGTCTGGGGTAAGGGTAATGTTCATAGTATTTACTGAATTGCCAAGCCTTGTTGTATAACCTCATCTACCGAGATATTGAGAATGGCAGCAATTTTGTAGCGTTCATACTCAATATAGCTCATAGGACTTACTACGATTTTTGATCGTTCTAGTTCACTAATGGTATGTGGCTTGTTATATGGATCATTAAACTGTTCTGCAGCATTAAGTGCGCCTAAAAAAGCAAGACCATCCTTGTGAGGTAATACGAGCGAAGTCTCATAACTAAGCTTGATAAGCATATAGTTATCTCGTGGTTTTGCTGTCTGTAACTTTTTAAGTGCTTCTCTGTAATCCATGATTACTCCGTAATTGTGTAGTGAATGACTTTGCCATAAGGTGCTTCAAACTGGTCATTGTTATGAATTAACCAAACGACATCTTGCTTACTTTTATCTTTGTAAAAGCGGAAGTAGCCATCAGTAAATACCAATAGCACTTTGGGTTTATTCTCTTCTGCCCAAGCCATAACAGGTTCAATACTTGTACCCCCTCGGCCTGTGAAGACTACTTGGCTAAGATCATGAATGCTTTTAATATGATCTACAGAAATGATCTGTGTATCAAATTGAATGAGTGTCATTGTCTCGGGGCGTAGAGACTTGATGATTCCATTGGCTTCAGAAACAAAGCGTTTGAACTCAATATCACTCACCGAACCAGACGCATCAACTGCAATGGTTATGTCCATGAGACTGTCAGAAAACATGCTTGGCATGTGATACTTTGGGAAGTAGCGACGGTTGGGCCTGCGAAATGAATAATCATTTTTGGTTAGTGTCTGCATGTACTTACGCAGAATCTTTTGCCAAGGTAACTTAGGATTGAGTAACTTATCCAGGAAAATACGAATTTCTCCAGCAATATTGCTGTAAGACTTGTCATCTTGCATCTTGGCTTGAATGGACGCAGAGATAATGATTTCTTCCAGTTCTTGCTCAAGTTCGTCTGTGCTAGTTGCTTCCTGAATATCCATGTCAACATCAGAGGTATCCTGATCAGGGAGTAGGGTATAGACTGCTTCAGTGCTCATATTTGAGTACTGGGAATCAGCGTATCCTCCTTTAGGCATGGTAAAACCTTGCTTGATCAACTGCAGATTAATTACGTGGTCAGCAGCTATATTGAATTTGGCTTTATTACGATCACCAACACGAAGCATGTGCATGTAAGCAACGTGCATAGTTTCATGTAGCAATAAGAATACGCGCTCTTCTTGAGTAAGGCTCATAAAGAACTTGGGATTAAACAGTATTTGCTTACCATTGGTAGCTGCAGTTCTGATACTGGTATCCCATTTGTGAACCAGCCTGAAACAGACACTGGTATAAAAAGTTGTGTCTGGTTTAGACATCAACTGGATCTTGGCTTTACTAAGAGCCAGTACGTGTTCTTCCATAACTACTTTCTTTTAGAAAAAGGAAAAGCCTACACTGAGGTAGGCTTTTGAGGTGCATGTTTATCTAGTTTTGGTTCAGGCCGCATAAACATGCAAAACACCTGGTAGCACAACATATGCTACTGTTTTTGGTTTCTCACGCCAATCACAAATTTTTTAACCACAGAGGCGCATGGAGTGCACCTTAAGCTTTCTTGATATAGGTACCCAAACGCATGACAGTTTCTGAGTAATATTCTGCAACCTTAGCGTTATAAGCTGCGGCAGTCTCATGCCTAAGAAATTGACGCTGTGCCTCTTCGAGCTCTGTTTGTGCCAATTGTTTGGCATTAGGTTTTTTGAATACCTCAATGAGTTGTTTCCACATAATTTTTCCAAGAAAAAAGCCACTACTAAGAGTGGCTGGAGTTAATTAAGCTACTGCTTCTTTAATAGGTTTTTGTTTGGTTTTTTTTCTATTAAATATTGGTTCTCAGGACGGGACTTGAACCCACAACCAAAGAATTATGAGTTCTCTGCTCTACCAATTGAGCTACCTGAGAATTGGTAAAAATATACTAATGTATATCAGCTTAAGAGATATGTATTGATATCTTTAAGCATGCGTTCAATACGAACTTGTGCACGAAGTTCAGAAACAATTTGAGACATGCGTTTCATGGATTTCCTTTTTAAAAAAGAGTTGCTGCACTGGAAGTGATCCAGTTTTGTACAGCAGGGTGTGATAACAAAGCTTTATTGCGGCGAATAGTACCTCGCAGGCAAACTACCTGGAATTCCGTTGGCATACGCAAAATAAACTTCATCAATTGAGCAAAATTAGCTTCTGTTGCATTATGACTAAGGGAACCTGTCAAAGCATACAAAATACTAGGCTCAATGGGTACACTGATTGTCTCTGGTGCAACTACAATCTGTGCAACCTTGGGAAGACTGTTTTCAATCTTGCAGAACCCAAGAAATTCACGTGCAATGCCTTCTGAAATAGCTCCAGCCAGCATGGGAAGGGCATCTGTATCTTCAATAGCTTCATTTTGAAGAATCCTGTTTGTAAATTCCCATGTTCGAGGGCAGGCATAGGTGTTATCTGTGTGGTCTGGCTTGAATGTATATACATTTCCTGGCTTGAAATCAAGGTAGCTAGAGATACGGTGATCAAAACCCATTTCATTGGCATAGTTAATGAACTCTTGGGTATCTACTAGCAGTTCCATATGAACCAAGCGTGACTGCAATGCTGTACTCATAACCTCGACTGCAGCATTGTCTGTATCCAGATTACCAGCACAGCAGATAGCGACATTCTTGTGAAGCTTATGGCTACCTACCATCTTGTCCAGTACCAACTTATACGCAGCTTTCTGTACAGAGATAGGAGCACCATTGAACTCATCAAGAAACAGCAACCAGCCGTTGTAGTCATTAGGAACTGGATCCCCTTCAATCGGGAATGTCTTCATGGGTACATAATCCGCTTTACTACCTGTGACTGTAGGGAAGCCCAGTAGATCAGTAGGATCACACTGGCTCAATCGAAGGTCGATTACTTGCAATTTGTACTCTTTGGCAATCTGATGAATGATGTCTGACTTGCCACAACCAGGACTGCCTACCAACATGGGTACGAGTCCTGCTTTTAGGTATTTAGGGATCATTCTGATCGCCTGAGAAATCTTAACTTGCATATTTTTATTCCTCGGTAATGATCAAGGAATCCTTTAAAAATGTATGAAATAGTGCAGCTTCAGTAAGTGATGCGAAACGCAGGCTCGCTGTACCAGAGTAGTAAGAAAGCCAAGGACTATCTTTACTTTGGTCAGGACGATAAGTAACGCACCGGGTTCCCGAATAACTGCGAAAAGTGCGTGCCAAGTAGTACTCATTTGTACGGGGCATAGTGTGTTGGTTCAATAAGGTTTAGCGCCTTGACATAACTATCAATATCCTTGGATACGACAATTTTGCTAATCAGGCTAGCTACATCCATGCTAGCTTTATCTAGTTGCATGTGAACGCGGTCTTTAATTTTCTCCGGTGCGTTGTTTACTTTCCACTCTGCTACAGCAGCAGAGATAACAGGCAATAGTTCATCCAAAGGATTAATGGTATTTTTCATGTTCTTATTTTTCCAACTGTTTCAGTAAAGTATTCTGATATGTCATAAGAAGACTTACCATGTCATTCTGGTGTACTACCGGGATTTTTGAGGTTGCCAAGTTGACAACTTCTTGAAGACTGTTCATGGTTGGGTAAAGACTCATGGGTACAGGCTTTAAAGAAGCTGTCATGTTGCGGTATTTGTTCATATTAGAAAGGGATATCCTCAAATTCTTCAAGAGGGTATCCATGATCTTCTTCAATCTCGTTCTTTCGAGAAATACCCAGAACAAGCAATGTACCCAATTCATCAATAGTTACATCATGTTTATTGAGAATTTGCATAACCCTGTAGGAATCACCAGAGCGTTTGGCTAGTGGTGTAACCACATTAGCACTAAGTAGAACTCGGGTAATGGTGCGTGGTGAGACACCATAAATATACGCAAACTCATTGATAGGCATACTGGAATTTTTGTACCAGGTAACAATATCCTGTTGTTCGTCTTTGGTAAGGCATTTGACTGTCATGATGTTTCTTTCTTATTTAATAAATACGGGTTAGCTTTTCAGCAATAGCGATATTTGCTTCATCTCTTTCAGATTTATCTGGATCATCAAGATCAACCAGAATTACTGCCATGTTTTTAGCTGCTTTTTTTGAATTAGTAGATACATACTTAAGACAGCCCTGTTTAATAACAATATAAAGTTTTTTCATAATAAGTTTTCTATGAGTGTGTGTATCCGTCAAGTTCAATTCCTACCCACATACCGGCATACTTGACCATAATGCTGCCTGAGCAGCTTGATTATTTATATGGTTAAGGCCTCGGTGTTACATAGTCAAAAAACAATTTTCTGACAAGTTAGCATATCGGTAAGAAGTTTCAGAGAACTTCTAGATAGCTTGATTGAATACAGCAGTATTAAGCTGGTTTGTAAACCAAGACCGTGCCACTGTTGCAAGCGGCTTGCTTAACTGTTTATAGTCAATACCACTAGTTTGTAGGATGTCTGACTCTTCTTTGAGTACATCATGATATATCCAACGAATGAAGTCACCCATACTTGTCATGTCAAATGGTTTCAGTTGTTCATTAATCAGGTTATGAAGCCCCTGTTCCAATCGCGCTTCCGTAACTGTCATTGCTACGAAGTCATTGATTTGATTTACTGTTGCAACATCTATAGATGCCAGAGTCTTCACTTTGGATACAGAATGTTTTTCACCTTTGACTTTGAACCAGTATTCAGAAGAAGGATCACTTGTACAGCGCCACACAATGCCTTCACCAATACCCGTTACACCAAACGTTTTACCCACAGGACAGCAAGCTTCTACTTCATTAGTAAGCTCTTTAAGCTGGTTTTGTGAAAGCTCAGGATGTTTAAAATCAATCTCAATATCCCAAGTCTGAAACTGCTGAATATTGGTGATCTTAGCAAAGGTATCAACGGTATAGGGTGGAATGTCCACCCATTGGTTATTGACCAGGATTGCAAAGATAACAAACATCTTGGGTAGGCCATTAATAGCTACACCTTTTTGAATAGCGCCACCACACCATTCACCATAGACAACAATAGTGTGATTCACACCTTTTAGTGCATTGGTTTTGGCAATGTATGCGCCTAAACCAGCAACAGTATCAAGATGCTGCTCCATGTGTGCCATAAAGCCTGCATTGTCTTGTGTTTGTGTCAATACACGCCCACGAGACTGATAGTAAATACCCTCTGGGCCATAAACAATAGCTGCATTGGTTCCATGCAACTTGCATGTCCCATTGAATGTAAGCTTAGGATATACAGGATTAGGGTTATAAATTGCCTTACCTTGTTCATCCAGCCCAATAAAAGAAGCTTTTGTACGGATATGTTTGACAATATCTCGAAATTGTTTAATAGATGGGAATGGGATCATGTTTTATCTCTGGTTAAGTAAAAAAAAATGAACATACCCGTTAAGGTATGTCCACTCTTCAATCACAAAGCGCAGGGACTGCGCATGTTCTACTGTTTATCCACTATTCACTTTGAATTCTCTGATAAGTGCCAACCATTACCATGCAATATTTCTTTGATTTCATTCAAAGCTTTACGACCAAGGTTAGGGAATCTACGTAGGTTATTTTCACTGTATTGCAGTAATTCAGCGACAGTAGTAATATTCGCTGCTTTAAGGCAATCAATACTACGTTTTGATAACGAAAGGCTATTTATACCTCGATTCAAAACCTGTTTATTCCTAAAGTCTTCCCATAGCTGCACAACTTCAATAACTCTTTGCGTGTCAGGCAGGTTGTTTTCTCTAATGAAAGAGTTGATACAACTTAGTCTGGTTAGATTGGCTTCATGTTTTTCTGCTTCCAAGGAAGAAGTAAACAACTTACCATCTGTGGTTTGGTATGCCATGATTGTTTCCATATTTATATCTCCTAAGTTAATTAACACAAACCATAGTTACTATTCCTGATCAGACATGATAGGTTATTAGATAACTTTTGATATACCACGGGATATCCTAACAACTGACTCATAATGTCAGTAAGAATATTACTATCAGCCAGTTCAGCCAGTACATTAATGTATTGTTGGCGTAGATAGTTCATATTATTGGCATGACAAGTAAACTCATCATGGATGGCGACAACCTCAAATGGGCTATAACTTAGCATACTTTCTACTATCTCAGACAATGCTTGTAGATGTTTTGTAGATAAGTAACCAATGTTTGTTATATCAAGGTATGGAAGTATGACTACATCAGCCATATTACTGCGGGTATATTGTTCACAATAATACGGAATCATAGTATCTTTACTGTCACATAACCCGGAATATCCTAGGAGACGCTGTAGTAGTTCAATCTCGATAAGATTAGCTACATCCATGATCATTGTCAGATCATAGTTACATCTCCGGTGAATACATCTCAGTATGTATGCATCAATACTATGAACTACATTTGCAACATTACTCACACCTTTCTGAGTACCAGTATTTTCATAGAACTCATAAGTAAATGTTGCATGATCAAGTTCATCTACTTCAATACGTGCTTCCTGTTTAGCCATTACTTTGATCTTTACATCAAAACCATCGGGTAGTTTCCATTCATGGGTTAATGCATATGGTTTCCAGGTACCTAGTAAATCTTGCAGTAACTCCCAAGCACCTGGTGCTGTTTGTTTACATGCTTCATAAAAGGCTGCCAATTCTGGCGTATCTTCACCAAACAGTTCTTTTGGTACTGCTTTGGAACCATACATGGAAGTCATCAAGGCACGCTTGGCATCAGCACGGGATATGTTGACCTTGCCACCCAGGATAGTTCCCATAGCTGCAGTGACTTCTGTATAGGCATCTGATCGCTTGTTAGGATTTACTAATCCGGTAGCAGTAGCACCAGCAACACAACCCGTAACCACGGACATGATCTGTACACCAGAGCACACAGCATCAAAGCCTACCCTATGGCCTGTAGGAAGCCCTGCTTGGGCCTTTCTCAGGGCCATTACAGCCTTTTGATACAAGGGTGGCTTCTCTGCCTTGAAAGCCAAGGATTCAAGTTCTGAGAGGTTTTCAGTAGTCCACTGAATGCGTTCTTCAAACAGCAGCTTATCCAGTCCATACTGGTTAGCAATGTCAATGAGTAAATACTCATAACCGGAAAAGCTTTTCATATATATCCTTTAGTTAAGTTGGAACACCTGTAACAATAGCTTCTTTGGCAAGCTCGATACTTGCTTTCTTGAATGAGGTACCTTGCGTATTGACGTGATACCCTTGTGCATACATGCGACCACGTTTATCTACCTTATTGGTAAGATAGAACTCATTACCTTGACTATTCATGAGTGAATAGAAAGAGTAACTTTGCTTCTTGAAGCGTATCCAGTTATCTACTTTCTCTGGACTATCCAGATCAAAAGTAGGATCCTCTTCAACCTTTGATAGAAACTGGGTATCCAGACGTAAAGCAATACTATTAATAATATTAAGTACGTCCAGACAGATATCACCATCATGATGATTACCTCTACCCAGAATAAGACTATCATTGTGCGATAGATAACCACTTGAGTAGTTATTAAGTAACTCCAATGGCACACATACCATTGGTGGCAAGTAACTACAGTTCTCTACGAACTTAAGTAATTCCTTACTCAGTGGAATACGTGATACCAACATAAGACTGGCTTGTTTGTTTGCTTTACTGATGTCATAAGCATCAGTACCACATAGAACAGCAATAATCTCAGCTACTATCTTGATTGCATCTGTTTTCTCACATAGATTCAATCTACTTGCCATTTGAGCAGTAACCGAAGTAAATAACTCAGGTCGTTGATAGTAAGCAATACCAATAAATAGATCATTAATGATCTTGGTAAGATCATGATTCTTTAATTGGTCAATGCGTGAATTCTTTGATTCATAGTATGTTTTGGACATATACTCATCAAGCAATTGCACGCCAAGTAGTATCTTTTCTTGCATTACAGGACTATCCTCAATTTCCTGTGCAATATACTTATCAATATACTTGCGGTTATACCTCTTTTCATTTTCCTCTTGCATAACTATTTGCTTGATGTTATCCATGCTAGTCTCCAAAAAAGTTAAGTTATAGCAGTGTAGAATCCACTACTTTGTTTTTAGAAAGTACAAGCAATAAACCGATCATCTAAGATATCAGATACTAACGGTTTAATGTTTGTCCACAGTAATTCACCAGCACCACAACCAAAACGAGGAACTAATATTGTTTCCCATTTATGGATATTTGCTAGATCAACTAATTTATGTGCTGATTCGATAATTAGTTTTGGTTCTGCTTTGGCGTAGAAACCTGGGACACTATCTCCAATATTAAATTGTTTCTGGGCATGGGCTACTATGTTTGTTCCATCATTAATTATTGTTTTTGGTTTAACAGGAAAACTAACTAAATCTATATTTCTATGGGTCATTAATAGATAAGGTACATTACCCTTTTGTAGTTGCATACCCAATATATATTTAATATTCGGTATGTGATAACTTACTTGTTTTGCAATACCCCTACCCATTACAGCTTCACCAGTGGTTTTAATAAAGCCATTGGTAGTAATAACTAAAGCATCGCAGTCCATAAGTAACATATTGCCTTTAAATTCAAGCATTTAATACTCCTAATAGTGAATAACGGTTACTGGTTTATTGAGATTCTTCATAAGAGAAATCATATTACCTGTACCTTTACTTCCATTCCAAAAAGCCAATAAACCATCTGCAAACTGAGCCATTTCAGCATTGCGGATATAGCCAGCAGATTTACCATGAATATCCCATTTGGCAGGGAAGGAATATAGTTGAACACCATTGGCAATAGCAAAGTCATAACCACACTTATCTGCACCTCTTGCCATACCACAGACAATACTAATATCTTTATCAGCATATTCATTATCTGACATGGCAAAGAGTACGCGGCTAACTAACATATAGTCATTGAAATCGCGACCACCTGCTACTATTAATTTAAACTCTTTCATTTGTACACCTCATGTTGTGAATAATAACCACGTTTTTCATGATTAATTCCTTGGTTTGTTATTGAATCATTTTCTTTCTGAAAGGGCTAACCAAACAAAGAAAATGATTGCAAAAGGTAATATAACAAGTGCTTTGATAAGAGATACTACGAGATTAATAATCCCTAAAATGAATCTAATCATTTCATACTCCGACGGTTTACAAGAAGTAAACAGTATTGACAGTTGATAAGTCCTGCTCAATGCAGAATGCGAGTGTGTTTTCATTGAATGCTTCTTCAATGTTTGTATTTAATTCATCGTTTTGTTCAATATCTTCTTCAATGAAGAAATATTTACACGGGGAAGATACACAAGGATATGTAGTCATGATGTTTCCAGTAAGTAGTTGATATATGGGATATAGCCAACATTTCGCGGAACGCGCTTACTAGATACATATTAAAAACAGCATTACCCTTTAATAAAGATACTACTGTTTACTTTGTGTGTGACTGTCTTGGGTAAGAGTTATAAGAAGTAACTGAATAAAAAAACAAGTCACCTACTATTTACATAGTAAGTGACCTTGTTGTTAAAGTGCGAAACCTGAACCAGTGGTAGCAATGGCCGACTGATATTCGATTTCAAGCTTTGCCAAGATGATTGAGACACGTGAAGGATCACTGTTCAACCAGGCAAGCATTTCTTTTTCGCTGGAACGGCTTTCTTTCAAGGGGATAGCACCCAATTTCTTACGCTTGCCACCATCAGCAGCAGGCAGGTAGAAATTCAGGAAGCCCTGAGCTTTCCAGGATTCGTTAGAGGAAGCTTGAACAGAAGAAGTGTTTGAAGTGAAGGCCATGATAGGCTCCTTAGTTAAGTACATAGGCAGGATTTGCCCATAATTTGGCGGAACGCCAGCAAAATTCGTTTAAAAACGCGGTTTGAAAAAGCTATACAGAACGTACAGCCAAGAGCAGACAAAAGAGACTAAATTGATCTATGCCAAGCTGGAGTGTATCCAGAAATAGATCAGTAGTTGCTTATATTAGTCAGTACATTGGTAAGCAGTGTATAGGCCAATAGCAAAGCTAACGATGAAGCCAAGTCCAGCTAAGTACGGATGAAGGCCATGACCTTCATAGACGTATTGAAGGCCCAGCATTGAGAATAGGCCCATAAGAACAAGGATGAGAAGCATTGTGAAAGCATAGAGATAGTTCATGAGAAGTCCTTAAAAAGTAGAGTGGAAGACCCACCTACATTTGTACGGAGTACATCTTTATATCGTCTATATATCGGTATCATTTAATATATGAATATAGTAAATAACAATAAAGTACTATTGGAAAACTTATATTAATAGTCTCTAACTATCTCTATCTGTCTCTACCCTATAAAAAATAGATGTACAATAAACTCAGTAGAGTTTTAATAGAGTTTAATGAATAGACTTTAGTTAATACTAGTAAGACTATACTATTTATATATATACCTATCTATAACTGACTATCTCTATAGTGTGTAATGTGTAAAGGACTTATGCTACCTCCGAAGAGATAGCATAGATTGATTACTTAGCAGTAAGCTTGAGTTGCTTGTTAAGTTCAATAAGGCGTACTTGCCTAGTAGTACGTGCTTCGTCTTCAAAGGCTGCTGCTGATTCCTCAGCAACTTTAGCCATGTGACCACCAGCCAGTGCCAGATCATTCAGCATGGTGAAGAGCGTGGTAACAAAGGTAGAGAAAGATTTAAACATAGTAAGCTCCAGTTGATTGATGGGGGTAGTCCCTAAATTTATCTGAAAGATTGTGTATGGGGGGGGGCTGTTTTGTATTTTGGAGTTCAGCCTATAAGCCCTGTACTCATACCCAGATTACAAAATTCCTGAAAACTTTGCTATTAATTTAATAGTGAATATTTTCAAAATTAAAATTATAAAAAAATTATAAAATCTTTTTACCCTATACTTGCCACTATATTCACCCGATAAGGTAACTATGTTGGCTAATAACTTGTATAGGAAGAAGCCGGAGGTTGTAGAAGCAAACCAGTGGTTCAAGAATGGTGATCATCCCTTAGATAGGCTAGCTGATGATAAGCTGATACCTGCTGAATATGAGGGACGGGTTGTGAGGTACTTCCGGGATCCTGCCCTTAGAGGTACTGGCTTGTGTGAGCTTTGTGGTGAACCAATGCACTTGCATGGTTGGGTTGAAGTACAGGTTAGTGGTTATGTTGTTTGTCCTGGTGATTGGGTGATTACTGGTTTGGATAACGGGTATGAGGTTTTGAAACCAAGTACATTCAAAGCACTTTATACAAAGGTTAAGTAATGGGCGCACTTACTGTTGAACAGTTCAAACAATGTTTACCAGACAAGGTAAAGAAATCAGTTAATCAAGAATTGGTTGATCAGATCAACAATACACTGGCTGATCCTGAGATGTATGAGGCTTACCGTGACAATCTGTTGAGCTATACGCGGGTTATGTCAGATGGTCGATTCAAGGTAGAAAGCTATATTGATGCTGTGCGCTATGTCAGTCATAAGCTGATGGGATGTACCAATATTGACGCCTACATCAAGACATTTCCAGATAAGTACGCTAATTTTGTAGCACAAGGGGTAGCTTCAAAGGATATTGCCAGCTACGTTACGGCGTATAACAAAGGTAAGCTGGTCAATCTTATTTTTGAACAAACACTCATTCCCAGCTATGTGCTTAACCAGGATTTGTACCAGAAGGCACTGAATGTGCAGGCCGATCTGATGGTGTGTGCTCATAGTGAAAAGGTACGCTGTGATGCAGCCAATAGCTTGCTTACTCACCTGAAGATGCCTGAGACACAGAAGGTGGAGCTTGATATTGGTATCAAGGAAGACAGTTCAATTTCCATACTGCGTCAAGCTACTTTGGAGCTTGCAAGACAGCAAAGGTTGTCTTTGGAGTCAGGCCAAATGAATGTTCTGGAGGTGGCGCATAGTAAGCTTGAAATTGTAGATGTACTAGCTAAGGAAATATAACCATGTGGGGTACCCTTGTTTACTTAGTTATCGCAGGCATTGAAGCGTTTCTCGTTGCACTGGTATTGGGGGCAATGGCATCTGTTATTCATGAAGATTTTGGCTGGATAGTATTCATTGCTTTTTTTGGCTTTATCTTTACTAATCTGGTTGTAATGACTAAAGGTAGATGGAGGCAGTAATACCAATTACACTTGGGGTATATTATCCCAAGGAGTAATTAAGTATGTCTAAGAATCTATTTGAGAAAGCCTTGGCTGCAGAGGGTGTATCAGGCCAATTAGCTGATGTTGCCAGAAGTATTTATCAGCAAGAAAGTAGCAGTGGTAAAAACACCAAAACCAGCAATGCTGGTGCACGGGGTGGTATGCAGATTATTCCCAGTACCTTTAAAAGTGTGGCTGATAAAGGATGGGACATCAATGATCCTATACATAACTCTAGGGCAGGTATCCGGTATCTCAAAATGCTGGACAAGAAAAGTGGGGGTAATGCTGCACTGACTGCAGCAGGTTACTATGGTGGCCCGGGTGGTCTGGAGAAAGCCCGAAAGGGTATTGCAGTTAGCGATCCTCGTAATCCCAATGCACCTACAACTTTACAGTATGGTCAACAAGTTGTCAGTCGTTTACCCGGGGGTAGCAAGACTACTGCCCAAGTAGCCCCAGTTCAGCTAGCTAAACAGATACAAGCAACGCCTCAGACGGCCCCTTTTCAGCCCGAAGCACCGCCACAGCTACCGTTGCCCCCAGCATTACAGCAAGCTGCTAAAAGCCTTCCTGCTGCACCTATGGCTGATCCTTGGGAGGAATTTAATAAAGGTTTACAAAAACCTGTAGAAGTAGCAGATATAGCATATGGCACAGTACCTAAAGATGATGGTATGTTTGGCTTTGGTTTTGCTAACCCTATTGCCAACTTTGCTGGTTTAGACCCTTTTGCTAATTTGAAAAATTGGAATTAATTATATGAATCAATACTTTAGTGTAGAAAGTATTACTGCTGCTCGTATCGAGGCTAAATATCCAACAACTGTACGTTTGGTGGTATATCCTGATGGCCGTGAAGTAATGCAAGGAGCATATCACTGGACTCAAGGATTTGATGGTGGTATTACTTGGCGCGATATGCTGCCAATTACAGTTGATAGTAATGGCAGAGATATTCCACGTGGTTGATCATATTGCTGAAACTCAGGCTCCGTGGAAAGTAGAAGACTACCTTAACTGTACAAATTACAAACTAGATAACACGTATGTTCCTAGTGACTTTGCATTAGAGTTTGTAACTTTTATTAAGTTGGTTAATGGTGAGCAGGGCGAAGAACACAAGACACCTTTAGTTCATTATCAAATGCTGGATACCATTACTGATAATGGTAAACGGGTAATTAACCTATGTCATCGAGGTATTGCCAAGACAACTTTGATGGGTGAGTATCTATTTTTGTATATTGCCACGTATGGCAGCATTCCTGGCTTTGGTAAGATTTCTCTGGCTTTGTATGTTTCTGATTCGATTGAGAATGGGGTCAAGAACATGCGTAAGAACTTGGAGTTTCGTTACGATAACTCAGACTTTCTGAAAAAGTACATACCTGATATCCGGTTTACTGATATTCGCTGGGAGTTCAAGAATGCTGATGGCAACGTTTTCATTGTTAAAGGTTACGGGGCCAAAACGGGGGTTCGTGGTGCCAAAGAACTGGGAACCCGGCCTCAGTTGGCCGTCCTTGATGACTTGATCTCGGATGAGGATGCCCGGTCAGCTACTGTGATCAGTGCTGTGGAAGACACTGTTTACAAAGCAGTAACCTATGCGCTACACCCGACAAAGAACATGATCATTTGGTCAGGCACGCCTTTCAATGCAAAAGATCCTTTGTACAAAGGGGTTGAGTCCGGTGCCTGGGAAGTCAATGTATTTCCTGTTTGTGAGCAATTTCCTTGCACACGAGAAGAATTCAAAGGCAGTTGGCCGGATCGTTTTACATATGACTACGTTAAAGAACAGTATGACTCAGCTATCAAGCTGGGTAAGGTAGATACGTTTAACCAGGAGCTTATGTTACGTATTATGAGTGAAGAAGATCGAATGATTCAGGATAGTGATATTGGTTGGTACAAGCTTGATGCAGTAATGAAGAATAAAGGTAGGTTCAACTTTTATATCACATCTGACTTCGCAACCAGTGAGAAACAGAAGTCTGACTTCTCAGTAATCAGTGTATGGGCATACAACAATGTGGGTGATTGGTTATGGGTAGATGGTATCTGTAAGCGTCAGTTAATGGACGCTAATGTGAATGATTTATTCAGGTTAGCCCAACAATATAAACCACAGTCTGTTGGTATTGAGGTTAATGGACAACAGGGTGGATTCATACAATGGATTCAAGGTGAAATGATGACTCGTAACATTTACTTCCCATTGGCTTCAGAAGGTAATGATACAAGGCCCGGTATTAGAACCAATACCAATAAATTAGTTAAGTTCAATACAATAGTTCCTTGGTTTAAAGCACGGAAGATATTCTTTCCTATTGAACGAAAAATGGAAGCTACTTTACAAGAAGGCTTAAATGAACTAAGTTTGGTATCTGTTTCTGGTTTCAGAAGCAAACATGATGACTTTATTGATACTATTTCTATGCTCTCTTCCCTGGTTCCTTGGAAACCTTCAGAAGAAGCACCAATGAAAGAATCAGATAATGGTGGTATGTGGGAAATGGATGTTGAAGATAACACCATTGACCGTATAGGTTCGTATATTGTTTAAGGATTACTAATGAAACTATCAGATATATTTACTCAGTTGGCTTATGGTGAGTTATCTCAAATGGGCGTTGTCAATGAAGAGGGTGATGGTATTTTGCCTACCAAGTATGGTCAATTGGTTGCCCATGTTAATCTGGGGTTAACTGCACTGTACAAACGCTTTCTGTTGAAGGAAGGTAGGGTGACAATCCAGTTGGTTCCCGGCAGGGCAACCTATCCCCTGGATACCAATGAAGATACTGTTTTCATTGAGAATGCTGATTCACCTGAATTTCTGGATGATGTATTCAAGATCGAACGTATCTACACGGCTGATGGTGTGGAGTTTGCATTGAATGACGAATCAGATCCGTATTCCTGCTTTACGCCCAGTTTGTCAGTGTTGCGTGTACCGTATGCTGTAGCGGATAAGGCAATGGATGTGCCAGAATACCTGAAGACAGATACATTGCATGTGGTTTATCGGAGTAATCATCCTAATATCCTATACACAGGTGCCAGTTTTAATCCTAAACGCATTGACATCCTATTGCCGGTGAGTCATTTGGAACCTTTATTGTTGTATGTGGCTAGTCGCATGAATAATCCTGTTGGTATGACTAACGAATTCCATGCAGGTAATAGTTATGCAGCCAAATATGAGAAAGCATGTGAACACTTGGAGTTGCACAATATCCGCGTGGATCAGGGACGGCAGAATAGTCGTTTGGAAGCAAACGGTTGGGTTTAAAAAAAGGCTCCTTATGGAGCCTTTCATTTATTTACCAGATGATCCAAAACCATCAGACCCTCTTACCGTACTATCCAAAGCACTTACTAATGTCAAATATACATTAGCTACAGGTACAATAAGAAACTGAAGCAAACGATCCCCCTCTTTCCAATAAAGAGGTATATCGCTCTTAACTCTCAAGGCAGCTTTCCATTCACCCCGATAATCTGAATCAATTACTCCACAGGTATTATTTAATTCAAGTCCATATTTAGCACCTGTACTGGAGCGTGGTAATAGTAATGCTACATGCCCAGTAGGTACTGCAGCCGCGAAACCAAGTCCTATTAATTGACTGGTATTATTAGCACAACCAGCAATTGGCATATAAATATCAAATGCTCCTGAAAATTCAGAACCTTTTGTTGGCATAATGAAGCTTGTATGAATGGGTGTAATTTGCATTTAATTTCCTTTTGGTGAGATTAATTTTACCTATCTCGGAGAAATAGACATATATGATTGAAAAAACTGAAGCAAGCTTCTTGGATAGTACTACGGAAAGTACGCCACTTACTAATTGGAAGAAGGCCCCGACACTCCGTGAACTGAAGCAGGATCTAGAAGATGCCAAGCCAACACATGATAACCAAGTTATCAAGATTAATGAGTGGCTTGATAATCTTAATATAACCGGCAAAGCTAGGATAACTACTGCTAAAGGCAGTTCTAGTATTGTTCCTAAGTTAATTAGGAAACAAGCTGAATGGCGTTATGCTGCATTAAGTGAACCTTTTCTAAGTACAGATGATGTCTTCAATGTACGTCCTGTAACATTTGAAGATCGGGATGCAGCCAAGCAAAACGAGTTATTGCTTAACTACCAGCTAAATACCCAGCTTGATAAAACACGCTTTATTGATGAATTCGTGCGTACTGCGGTAGATGAAGGTACCGTCATTGTCAGAGTAGGCTGGGATTTTAAAGAAGAAGAATATACGGATACTTTTCCTGTGATTGAGTATAGGGTTAATCCCGAAATGGCAGCATTGCACCAAGAACTTGCCCAGTTGAAGGAAGAATCTCCTAGCCAGTATGCTACAGATGTTCCTGAAGAACTAAAGATGGCACACGAACTGACCATTGAGAATGAGCAACCTATTGAGCCGGTAGTAATAGGTGAGCAGGAAGAAACGCGCACCCGTACCTTAAAGAATGTACCTACACTAGAAGTATGTAATTACCGGAATGTGGTAATTGATCCTACGTGTATGGGTGATATCTCCAAAGCCAGCTTTGTTATCTATAGTTTTGAGACTTCACTATCTGAACTTAAAAAAGATGGAAAGAAATATCAAAACCTAGATACTATCAATATAGAAGCCAACTCTATTCTTGCCCAGCCTGACAGTACCACCCCAAGTACCGGAGGTACTTTCAATTTTAGTGATAAATCACGCAAAAAATTTATAGCTTATGAATATTGGGGTTTCAGAGATATTGATGGTTCTGGTTTAGTAAAGTCTATTGTGGCGACTTGGGTAGGCGATACGTTGATTCGTATGGAAGAGAATCCTTTTCCAGATAAGGCTTTGCCTTTCATCTTGGAACAGTACCTACCTGTGCGTAAAAGTAACTATGGTGAGCCTGATGGTGCACTGTTGGAAGATAACCAGCGCATTATTGGTGCGGTAAGTCGAGGCATGATTGACATCATGGGTAAGTCTGCTAATGGGCAGACAGGTGTACGCAAAGATATGCTGGACACCACGAACCGTCGTAAGTTCGACAAAGGCCAAGACTACGAATACAACGCCAACATAGACCCCAGGCAAGGGGTATTCATGCATGTTTATCCTGAAATTCCCAATTCAGCCCAGTTTATGCTTCAGTTACAGAATATGGAAGCTGAGTCATTGACTGGTGTGCAATCTTGGTCACAAGGTGTATCCGGGGCTACTTTAGGCGATGTAGCTACAGGTGTACGTGGTGCACTGGATGCTGCATCCAAACGTGAGCTTGGAATTCTTCGGCGCTTGAGTAGCGCCATGATTAAGATCGGACGTAAATTTGTCAGTATGAATGCTGAGTTTCTATCTGATGAAGAGGTTGTTCGGGTGACTAATGAAGATTTTGTAAAAATTCGGCGGGATGACCTTGCAGGCAATTTTGATTTGAAGCTGTCTATCTCTACTGCAGAAGAAGATGACAATAAGGCACAGCAATTGGCGTTCTTGTTGCAAACTGTTGGCCCTAATACTGATCCAGAATTAGCCAAGATGATTCTGGCAGATATAGCCGTATTACGGAAGATGCCCGATTTAGCTAAAAAGATTGAATCTTTTGAACCAACGCCAGATCCTATTGCCCAAAAGAAAGCTGAATTGGAAATTCAGTTACTTCAAGCACAATTGGAAAATGAACTGGCACAAGCAGCACAACGTAATGCACAAGCGCAATTGGATAGTGCACGTATTGGTACAGAAGGGGCTAAACAAACTAATTTGCAATCTAAATCTGATTTGCAGAATCTTGATTTTGTGGAACAAGAATCGGGTGTTAAACAAGAACGAGATTTACAACGGGTAGGTGAGCAAGCTAAAAGCCAAGGTAAATTAAAGATGTTGGATCGTGAATATCAGAAGGCAGATCAACGCCATGAGCTATTAAAGGAGTATATTAAAAGTAATTAACTGATATTGCGGTATAGTATCGAAATATTACACAATTAAGTAATAGAATCTATTAACTGATGAAAGCACTGGTAGAAACATGACAATTAACCCGGTTAAAGCAATTGAACAGAATATTAAACAAGCCAAGTTGCTTGTTGATATGGGAACTTCTATGGCACGTCTGCGTAATAATGCAGATTTTAAAAAAGTAATCATGAATGGTTATTTTGAACAGGAAGCAATTCGATTGGTTCATTTGAAAGCAGATATTAGTATGCAATCTGCTGATTGTCAGAAATCTATTGGTGTACAGATGGATGCAATTGGTTCATTTAGTCAGTATCTTAATACTGTGCAGTACAAAGCTGATCTAGCAAGTAAAGCTATTAGTGCAGACGAAGAAACTCGAGATGAAATCCTGGCAGAGGAACTGAACAATGACTGATGAACTGAATAAAGAAGAAGCACAGCCAGAATACCTTGGTATGTCTGATGCAGACCTGATGGCTGCACCAATGCCTGATTTTGACAAAACAGAGCCTGAAGCCGTTACTGTAGTTGTACCAGTAGAACCAGACGTGGATATACCTGCTGAGGTGAGCGAAGACGCTGATGAAGACACCGGCACGGTGTCTGAAGAAGCAGTCGAGAACACCGAAAGCGAGGAAGTATCCGAAGTAGCACAACCAGAAAATAAAGCAGAGGCTACTAAGGAAGTAGAAGAAGTCAAAGAAGAAATCCCTGCAATTGATTATGAAGCAGAGTACCAACGAATTTTGGCCCCCTTCAAAGCCAATGGTAAGGATATTACAGTCACTTCAGTAGATGATGCCATTGCATTGATGCAGATGGGTGCCAATTACAACAAGAAGATGGCTGGTTTGAAACCAAATTTGAAACTTATGAAGCTATTGGAAAACAATGGCTTGCTGAGTGAAAGCAAGATTAGCTTCTTGATTGAACTGGAAAAGAAAAATCCAGACGCAATCAATAAGCTGGTAAAGGACAGCGGAATAAATCCTATGGATTTTGACGCTGAAAAAGCTGGCGAGTATGAACCGAAAATTCACACTATTGATGATAAAGAAATGGAATTGGATGCGGTGCTTGATGATATTCAAGGCACACCAACATACAACCGAACTCTTGAAATTGTTAGTAAGTCGTGGGACGGTGCAAGTAAACAAGCAATTGCTGGATCACCTCAACTGTTGAAAGTTATTAATGACCATGTACAAAATGGTATTTATGACTTGATCAGTAAAGAAGTTGAAAGTGAGCGCGTGTTTGGCCGCTTGAATGGTATGTCGGATATTGAAGCCTATCGTAAAGTGGGTGATGCAATTCAAGCTAAGGGCGGTTTTAATCATTTGGGTAGCTCCCAAGCAAAAACCCCAACAGCGCCTGTAGTTGTGACACCGAAACCGAAAAAGGTCAATGACGCTGTACTGAATGAGAAAAGGCGAGCTGCAAGCTCCACAAAACCTGTTGTTTCTAGTCCACTGGCTAAGGACTTTAACCCCTTGGCTTTATCGGATGAAGAATTCAGCAAGTTATCTGATAGTAGGTTCCGTTAATAAACGTAAAGGATACTCAAATGCAATTCAATGCCCCCCCGGTTACCCCTTCCAGCGTTGGCCCTCAAGCGGTCAATGAGTACTTTCAAAAGAAAGCCCTGATTGAGGCTGCGAAAGAGCAGTACTTCAGCCAACTGGCTGATGTGACCTCGATGCCCAAAAACATGGGTAAAAAAATCAAGCGATTCCACTATCTGCCTCTGCTTGATGATGCAAATATCAACGATCAAGGTATTGATGCTTCTGGCGCTACCATTACGGATGGTAATCTGTATGGTTCGTCTAAGGACATTGGTACCATCAGCGGTAAGCTGCCTACCCTGTCTGAGGCAGGTGGCCGTGTTAATCGTGTTGGTTTCAAGCGTAAAGAGATCGAAGGTACGCTGGAGAAGTTTGGCTTCTTTGATGAGTACACCCAAGAGTCTCTGGACTTTGACTCGGATGCCGAGCTGTCACAGCATATCAACCGTGAGATGGTCATGGGTGCTAATGAGATGACTGAAGATGCTCTTCAAATTGACCTGATTAACGCTGCTGGCGTGATCAAGTATGCTGGTGATGCTACAACCAATGGCACTCTTGGTTCTGCTGATCTGGTGAGCTACGGTGATCTGATGCGCCTGTCTATTGATCTGGACAACAATCGCACCCCCAAGCATACGACTGTGATCAGTGGTTCACGCATGGTTGATACCCGTACCATCCCTGCTGCTCGTGTTGCGTATATTGGCTCTGAACTGCTGCCTACTTTCCGTGCTATGAAAGATTTGCATAACAATGCTGCTTTCATTCCCGTGGAAAAGTACGCAGCTGCTGGTACGGTTCTAACTGGTGAAGCAGGTTCGGTTGATGCCTTCCGCATCGTGGTTGTGCCTGAGATGATGAAGTGGGCAGGTGGTGGTGCTACTGTTGAGCTGGGTGATACCGCTAACTATGACAATGGTACGAACTATGACGTGTTCCCGATTCTGGTTGTAGGTAATGAATCGTTCACTACTATTGGTTTCCAAACCGATGGTAAAACCGTGAAGTTCAAGATTACCCACAAGGCACCTGGTGAAGCCACTGCAGATCGTAATGATCCTTATGGTGAGACAGGCTTTATGTCGATCAAGTGGTACTACGGCTTTATGGCCCTGCGTCCTGAGCGTATTGCTCTGATCAAGACTGTTGCGCGTCTGTAAGTAAATGAGGGGGATAGGGTCAAGCCTATCCCCTTCTTTTCATAAAAATTCAAGGAAATAGTAATGACTGAGATTGATAATGATGATGTTCTGGTTCAAGACGAGCTTTCTACTTTGAAGGCACGAGCTGACTTGCTGAATATTAGCTATCACCCGAGTATTGGCTTGGAAAAGCTACGTGACAAGATTGCTGTAGCTACGTCAGATACAGCCAAAGCTGTATCCCAGGATACAAAAATGACTGAAGCTGTCAAAGAGACAGAATCAGAACGGCGTTTCCGACGCAAGCGGGAAGCTAATGCATTGGTTCGTATTCGTTTGAGTTGTATGAACCCAGCCAAGGCTGAATGGGATGGTGAAATCTTTACTACAGGCAATGCTCTTGTTGGTTCAATCAAGAAATATGTACCATTTAACGCAGAAGATGGGTGGCACGTACCACAAATCATCTATGAACAAATTATTCAGCGGCAATGCCAAATCTTTTATGCTGCCCGGGATGTGCGGGGTAATGCAGTTCGTAAAGGTAAGCTGATCAAAGAATTTGCAGTTGAAGTACTTCCCCCTTTAACTGTTGATGAACTCAAAGAGTTGGCATTGCGCCAAGCTGCTACCAAAGCCATTGACTAATTACTGATTAACCTGGATAAACCATGACTATTCTTACCATACCCGACCTTACTGAAGCCTCACTCACAGGTGAAGGGGTATTTGATGTTCTCATGCGTGCTAACAAAGCACACCTTGAGGCTGAATTTACCAAAGGCCGAATCAAGGGTTCAGAGTATGCTACGGTTTATCTGGGTTCATTGGAGTCTGTTTTGCAGAACTCCATGTCTTTCCTGATTCAACGTGAACGTGTAGGTCTTGAAGCAGAGTTGCTGAAACAACAAATTATTCTGGCTGAAATTGGAGTTCTCAAGGCCAATATTGAGCTTCAGATGATGAATGCCAGTCTTGCCAAGATTCCTGCTGAAATTGCCTTGCTTGAAAAGCAAGCTGAATTAACCAGTCAGCAAAAAGATAACCTTGTACTTACTGCCCTGAACATTCCTAAAGAAGGTTTAGTTTTGGATGGTCAGAAGTGTAAACTGGATGCTGAGTTTGATCTCTTGCAGAGTGAGAAACTCAAGTCTATCTCCGAGACTGCATTGCTAACTCAAAAGGGTGCTACTGAGCGTGCACAAACTACTGCACTGGGTGTTGATGAAGATAGTGTAATTGGTAAACAGAAGTCTTTGTATGGTGCACAAACTGCTGGTTTTGCTCGTGATGCAGAACAGAAAGCAGCCAAACTACTTGCTGATACCTGGAGTGTGCGACGTACTACAGATGAAGGCACGGGTGCTAATGACGCTGGTTTGGGGGATGCTTCCATTGCAGCAGTTATCAGCAAGCTTCGTACAGGAATCGGTGCTTAATATAATTGGCATGATCCTGCTAAAAAAGGGAGCCATGCTCCCTTTTTTTATTTAAGGAGACAGTAATGGGTTTATTTAGTAGTAAGTACAAGACTACTGTTGGTACAACAGTCTCCAGAACAATCCAAGATAGTACTATTATTTCATCTGTAAAAACAGGGGTAATTACTGGACTATTCAGTGATAATTCAGATCAATTGGTGGAAAACATTATTGAAAGTACAATTAATGGTCTTGGTATTAAAGCTGAACGCATGTTCTCTTATGCTAAACATAATTACCCATATGGATTACCGAGTGCTAAAGTGTCCACCACGGCTGATGGAAAATCTGTTGTTCTTGGTGTGATAGCGTCTCTGACTAATCAGAACATAGAAGAAGATTACTATCACTTTGGCCCATTGAACTCTTTACATGCTGGTTGGACAACGCTGTTCAACAGCTTTGGTTATAAATCTAATACTAATGAAATTAGTACTTTATCTAACCAGATTGGTTATCCGGTTTATCTAAAAGACATGGTAGTAGTTGTCAAGGAAGATACTTTGACTATACGAGCCAAGGGTTCTTTAGATCTATGGGGAACAGCGGCAAGGGCAGGATATACGCCAGAACGTAAAACAATATCAAGTAGTGCACTTAAAAGTATGCTACCTACTCCAGTACGTGTAGCACCAGATACTATTAATGATTATGTTGAAGTTACTTATGTTTGGGAAGTTCCGACAGTAATAGTAATTACTCCAGAAGTAACTACTGTTGTTAATGGTGTATCCAGAATTACGCCTGCACAAACAGTTATCAGGAATGTAATTCATGAAGCCAGCATGAGTATCTTGTTGTCATCTTTCAATGCAGAACAGGATTACTTTCATGTAAAGTACATAAACGGGAACCAAGAAGGTTATTGGCTTTATCAATTAGGTGAGGGAACTTACCCGGAGATTGATGTCATATTCAACGTAACCCCCATACCAGAAGGCCAATTCTTTCCTGTAGTGTATTTCCGTAATGGTTCTAAATCTATGGCGAGTGATAAGGAGTCTGCAATCTATAAAGCATCCAAGCGTATGACCAAGATGCTGGGTATTAACTATCTGGACATCATTGATGCTATTCATCAAAATCCAGATATTGCTCAAATTGAGCAAGCCATGATGATGTTTGCAGTACCGGCAAATACAACAAACCAAATGGAACAACGCTACTTATTTGATTTCTTTAACAAACTGAATATTGCAGCAGGGGGTGTAGGTGTAGATCCTGGTTGGAACATTAGCAGGATACTACCAACTACAGAAGACTCGATTAACTTTAATACTTTACCTATGCAAATAGCATGGGGATATCTTGAAAATAAAAATAAAATAAGTAATATTCGTATTGAAATTGCTGATGCTGTATTCAATAAGGCACTTAGCTGTGAAGGTATTTTCAAGCGTAAAAAAGCAGGTGTTATTGCAGCAGTAGGAGACTATGCCAGTAGTTTTACAAAAGAAACAATAACTGGAAAATATACTACTCAAGAAAGAGTTTATGATAATTCAGGGGAAGATAGTAGCCTTATTAATGTAGAACACACATACTCAGTTCCTATGGATGTCTTTATTTATAAACACCAGGTATCTGACGCTGTTTATGAAGAGATTATTGTTTATGACTTGAAAATGACCTATTACATGTGGGGGGGTTACTCTACAGTAGGCAATGATCTTGATGCCATTCTATTAATTCCTATTGATCATGCTATTACTAAAGAATATAGTATTCAAGACAGAGAAGAACTTTTTGCAAGATCACTTCATTATATTTTTAATAGCAGAGTAGTTACTGAAGTTAAGTGGTATCAACAGGGTTGGTTCGCTGCTTTAATAACAGTTATTGCTGTAGTTATTACTGTTGTATCCTGGGGGGGTGCTTCTGGTATTTCAGCAGCGTTAGTTGCTGCTGTAGCGTCTATTGAAGCTTTTGTTATGTTTGTTGCTATGGGCTTACTCAATATGCTCATATTCGAGGTATTTAAACTATTTGTAGCAATGATCAGTCCAGAATTGGCTTTTATTATTGCTATTGTCGCTCTTGCATATGGCGCATACACAGGATTTCAAGCAGGTTCTATCAAGGGTGCACCTTGGGCAAAAGAATTGCTGGCAATATCAACTAATTTAACTAAAGCTATTCAAGCTAATATAGCTGAGTCTATGACTGGACTCAATAAAGAATATGACGAGTTTAAGTTGCTTGCTGCAAAGAAGTCAAAGTTACTGGAAGATAATAGTAAACTATTAGAGCAAAATAATTACTTAAGTCCGTTTGAGTTTGTGAAAGAAACCCCCACAGACTTATACAATAGGACTATACACTCCGGTAATGTTGGAGTTTTAAGTATTAGCGCAATTTCCTCATATGTGGATACCGCCCTCACATTGCCTGAACAGGTTCAATTCTAGGAGAATCATATGAATTATGCAGATTGGTTACGGTCACAACAACAACAGCTAGGTAGTCCAATGCTATCAGCAAATAATCTTGGTGCATTTAGTTCGATGGGCAATTACATGCAACAACCCCAAGCACCAGAAATGTTCAGTAATGCCCCTGCAGCGATGGACTGGACTAAGGGTGCTTCAGCTAATATAGGAAAAGGGGGTTTCACTGGTGCGGGGCTTGCACCCAAAAGTATGTGGGATGGTTTTGGTGCTAACTCTATTCTGGATGGTTTGAAGTCTGGTGTTGGCGCATATCTTGCTTATGGACAACTTAAGAATGCCAAGCAATCTCTTGCATTTCAAAAAGACGCTTTTAGCAAGAACTTTGCTATGCAAGGCGCTACGTTGGGTCGATCTATGCAGGATCGTATTGATTCACGTAATAACAGTACAACGCAGGCAGGCTACCGTTCTCCTAAGGATTACATGGCTGGTTTTAACAAGGCAATGGGATGAGTATTATTCGTTGGGACAATATTGCCGCCCCACAATTAGGCAATCCTGGTATGGAAATGGCTTCTGCACGAGAAGGCTTTATGAAGTCTCTGGATACAGCAGGAAAAGTATTCACGGACAGAGATACTAAGCTGGCTGATCAAGCCAAGCAAAGCTATCTTGATGCAGTGGGTGGTGCCCAGACTCCTGAACAACTGGCAGAAATGCAGAAATCAGGTTTCCTGACACAGATATTCCAAAGTCTTGATCCTAAGACGCGTGGTTTGGTACGTGGTGCTGAAGAAGCCAAACTGGGATCATTGCAGCAGCAAGTTACTGCAGGTAATACCTATACAGATGCATTGGATAAGCGTGCTCAAGAACCCTTGGTTCAATCATTCAATGCCAAGCTTGCCGGTGGCAATTTTGCTGGGGCTGAGGCTGAGATTGGTGGTTTGAAAGATCAAGCTGCCGCCATTCTTGCTTTGAAACAGGCACGTGCTACAGAAACCGCAGAAGCTAATGCTGCAGCACTGGCTCCCGGTGCACAAGCCAATGCTGTGTTAAAACAACAACAGGAGACTTTGACATTAAATAATGCCAGAAAAGCGGCTACTGATAGTGCTGAAGTTGCTGATATAACCTCTGTTATTGATAAACGACTCATTGATCATACGTCTCAAATAGAGCAAAGTAAGCTAGCACTCGGCAGTATGCTTGCTGAAAGCAATAAGTTTGCTGGTATTGCCGGGACTGCAGCCAAGATTCCATTGGATGCAGCAGGAATGCCTGACGTTGAAAACATGACAAATGCCCAGAAAACACAAGTTAATCTACAAGCTAAAGCTCAAGGACTTCCTTCACTGAATGAGCTATTTGAAGGGGACACTAAAGTCAGGAACAACCTGTATAAAGAATTGGTTACCTCTGGCGTATATTCTCCAGCCGCTTTGACTGCTGGTATGACACGGTTGAATACACTTAATACAGCTAATCAAGGTGCATCTATTGGTAATGATGCCACGATTAGTATGATTAATGATGCCAAAGAGACAGTGGTTCAGGAAGAAGAAGCAAAAACAAACTGGTACACACCAGGAAGTTCTAATGCCATGACTGCCTACGATAGCTTATCAACCAAAGTTAGTAGTATGTTTAAAAATACTGACATGACTGAGGATGAGCCAGATATTCAAGCTATGCTCTATCGGATAGCTTCCGAAGGGGTGGAATATGCACCGGGAAAGTTTATTATGCCTTCTGAACAAGATATTATTGGTGCAATTCATGGGCAAATGGGAAAAAATAATTTGTTCAATAATTCTAGATCAGAGGATATTCTGTCAGATATCAAACGCATGTTGAATAAGCCTGCCATTCAGCGCAAGATTGCCAAGGCTGAGGATAATCAAGTGTATCAACGTAGAAAGGCATTAAAAGACTTACTATCTCCTAAGAAGTAGAATACAGTAATTAAATACTGGGAAGTAGTTAATTTAATTACTTCCCATTTATTATTGATGCTGTTGTTATTTGAAAGAGATACATGACTACTGAATATCAAGATTACTTTGCTGCACGTATTGATCCAGCTAATGCTTACTGGAATCCGTTATCGGGTAATCAAAAATTTGCTGATCTACAGCAAGCCAGTAAAGATAAAGCAAATGAATTACGCCTTATGGCTTCACAACGTGAAGCTGCCATCAAAGCACAACAAGCAGAACCAGATAGTCTGGTAGAGATGGTCGGGCTAGACCCGGAAGGTGTAACAGGTGGTGCAGTTAATCTTGCTGCTCGTGGTTTGGCGGGTTTCTCAAAGAATATCATCGGTCAGATTGCAGCGGCACCTACTGCTTTGTCTGCTGCTACTTATGCAGGTCAGTTTGATGATAAGTTTACCGAGGCTTATAAACGACATGTTAATAAACAAGCCACGCCAGAAGATACAGCATATCTAAACCAAAAAGGTACCAATAGTAATCCTGAAGACATGACTCGGCTAGAGGCATTTGGGAATTACACGCAACGATCTGATAATGCTCAGATGATCCGTAAGTTGTTTGATATTAACTATCTGACATACAAGGGTAATACGGATAAGCTGGATGAACAAATTGGTGCAGGTTTTGACAAACCCTGGGAACAGATGAAATCTGGCTGGTCTGCTCTGACCAAAGGTCAGGGTACTGATGCAGGGTTAAAAGATATTACAGTTGGTTTCGCTGAATTGTTATACAACGGTGCAGAAGCTGCTGTAGATAACCCAATGGCTACGACAGAGTATGTCGTAGAAAACTTGCCTAACTTATTGCTAGGAGCATCCGGTAAAGCAGGCGCTGCATTACTGGGTGCTACTAATGTTGGCTATGCTGCTGACACGTATCAACAGGGTCTGGATAAGTACAAAGCAGACAATAACGGTGCCATCCCATCAACCGAAGTGCGTATGAGCATGGCTACTCATGCTGCTTCATTGGCTTTGGCAGAACAATTGGGTGAAGCCATTACAGTTGCCAAAATGTTTCCTGGCAAAGTTGCTGCAAAAATGGCAGGTAAGCCTGCCAAAGATATAGCAGCTACATCTGCTGAAACGGCAAAAAGAGTAGGCTTCAAAAAAGCACTATTGAACAGTGCTATTGCAACATCAGAATCTACTGCTGTAGAGGCAGCAACTGAGGGCTATCAAACCTATGCAGAAGGCGAAATCCTGGCTGACCCAGCCTCTGCCAAGGACATTTATAAAAGCTCTGTAATTGGTGGTTTGGTGGGTGGTGGTTTGGTTAGTGCTACACGTACACCACAAGAACTGCTAAATGTAAGTCATGCTCCTAAGATTGCACCTGTGGATGCAACAGAGGAATTCAAGACAGCGGTCACATCAGGAAACATTAAATCACTGTTGGATCCTAAAAGCAAAAGCTATGCACCAGGTCAGGCCGTTACTGCTTTGTATGAACATAGTAAACAAGCAGGTACTTCAGAAGAAGTTAAAGCTGATAACCTGACCCAGGCTAACAAAATTATTGTTGATCTGGAAACCCGTAAGTCTGCCATTGAAGCAAGCTTGACTCCAGTGACCTCTGCAGCCGTTGTCGAGATGCAGACCCAAGTGGTTGATTTGAAGAAGCAAATAGCTGATCCAGCCAACACTGACAAAGTTCCTGCCATGCAGGAAATGGTTGGTTTGCTAGAGGAAGAGATTGCTGCTGGGATTACAAATAAGCCTGCGTCACCAGCATTACAAAAAGAATTGGTAACGCTTGACCAACAGCTTGATGAAGCACGTAAAAGCAAGACGTTGTTAACTCAATTGGTGACATCAAAGGTGTCTATAGATAACCAAATTGCCATTATCAACACACCTGTTGCTAAAGACGATACCAAGGCTCAAGCTACAACCCATGCTGCTATAGCTTCATTGATTGCGCTGTCTATCAGTACCCCAGAGCGTCTGGATCCTAAAGTGGCTATCCAGATAGCCAACGATACAAAAAACGCACTACAGCCCCAACAACGAGACTATCTAAGAGCATTCTCTGACGCACGCCTTGCAGCTAACGCACTTGAGTCTGTGGAATCTGTTGGTGACATGATTGCCAATGGTTCTGCTGATGGAAAACATATGGGGATTTCTACATACCGTAGAAATATGGCTGAAGCAGTACAAGCAAATAACGTAGTTATGGCGGATATGGATTTGGCAGATTTGAGAGCGTTTGCTGCCGATCATCAAGATAAGTGGGCTGTAGCTAAAGAAGCAGCCAAACGTGGCAAGAATACCGTGGTTGTAAAAGTTAAAGATGGTGGCTGGAAAATTGCAAGTGTTGATGATTTGAGTAATCCTGATTTAAACAGGAATGGGTCATTCAAGACCAATTCAGCAGAATTCATCAACAAGATTGGTACTGAAGCTGCTGCACTTACAGCCACATTGAAAGAACTTGAAGCAGTCTATGAACTGACCTTTAACCAAAAACCTGGAGTTACTGATGGCAAAGACGTATCGAAACCAACCGCAAGAGTTAAAGCATCTACACAAAGCACAGCAACCCCGCAAGCAAAAGGAGCTGGAACAACTGGAACTGTTCCCGCTGTATCAGGAGATGGAACAACTGGAACCCAGTCTGTTAAACCTGCTGCCAGCAACACAGAGAAAGCGGTTAGTGTAGTCAACACTCCCAAAGAACGTGTACAAAAAACAGAGAAATCTATACAGGTCGCACAGGCTGCTGCTCCTATAGTAGAAGATCATCTCACAGCAACACCTGATGAGTATGAAGAAGCTGTGCGTGTTAGTGAATCTAACAACGAAGACGACTATGATAGTATTCCTGACCATATTGCTAAATTAGTTGTAGCACTGCGTGATGGTGTAAAGATCAATGTCATTTCCTCCAGAGAAAGCAAAGGAACAATCACTACTGAAAGTAAAACAGCAGTTGGCATTGTTGCGACTGAACCAAAAGTTGTTGGCAACCAAATCAGTACTGAAGAGACTCAAGATACGGATGGAAATCAGGAAGTTACAGAAGTAGCTGAGACTGGTGGCCTAACCAACATGGCTATCAAGTCAGAAGAAGGTGCTACTTACATCACAGCCAATTTGTTGGCAGATAACTTCACGCAGCGTACAGAGAAAGAATCTGATACTTCGGTAATGCCGTTAGTAGCAATTAAAAACTTCTACTCTTCATTTAAAGACAACATTGCTGGTGTTACTGCTTACTTAGCCAATAAAACCATGACAGATGCACAGACTGCCGCTGTTACATCGTTCTTTAAGCATGTTGGTGACTGGTCTGCCACTATTCGGGGTAATTTGAAAGCGCAGGGCAATCAAGACTATAAGTACACTGACATGATGGGTTACTTGTTAGTAACCCATGAAGATGGTATGCCTGACTTAGATGAAAATGTCAAAGTTGCTATTGCCCATGCTGCTTATAGTTGGGCAGCAGGTGCTGTTACATCACCAAGATTCCTGAAAGACTCTGCTATTAATGCTCTTTTAGGCCGGGGTAAAGATACCCGAGTTGGTTATGTAGCCAAAAGCAAAATGCGTGAATTGGGAACATCCCAGAACCAATTAGTTGAATCTTTGGGTGGTGTGGTGTTGGCAAGTCTTGGTTTGAAAGCTAAACCGGATGCCTCACAAGAACAAGCAGCCAAACTTCAAATGGCTTTAGGTAGTCATGTACTCAAGTTGCTGGAAGACACGAATATGGTTCGACGTACCTCCTTGTCTGATCTGGATATGCGTAACTTCCGCGAAGAGGGTTTATCAGACACACAGATCATTGCAATTAATAAAAAGTTGGGGGTCAAGCCGCTAACTACAGATACGCAGCGTACATCTGCCAAGAGAGCAATGAATGTATTTTTCTCTTTGCGGCGTGATGGTGAAGGCAACTTAACCCCTACTGTGCAAAATATCTTTGATGCAGTCAAAGGTACACAGGGTATTTTGAACAAGATATTTCAGACTGAAAGTAGTATTAGCATTCCGTCACTGAAGCCAATTACTACAGTACAAAGTACTACAGCAGGCACTAACCAAAATGTACCCAGTGTACTAAAGAAATCAATTCTGATTGCACAGTCCCGGCCTCGCCGGGTAGATACTGTCAAGCTGGCTTTGTTGGATACTTTCAGTGAAGCAGAACAACATGCCATGATTGGTGTGGAAGAAGAATCTAATGACTTGGTGCATAAGGTCAATCGCCATACCGTTGAAGCCAAGAATGCAGGATTGATTCGTGACTATAACAACTTCCTTGAATACGTAGGCGAGTACCTAGCAACCGGCCCAATGGGAATGGCTACAGAATTCTTTCTGAAGTATTCCCCCTGGAAAATGCAGCGTGTTGGTATCGAGACTCGGGCGGTTAATCCACAAACCAGTAAAACAGTGCGATTTTTGATTAATTCTCCTAAATGGGAAAGCAAGATCAAGAGTGATGATGCCAAGCTGATGAACAGCTTTTATCTGCGTGTAGCAGAAGGTATCAGTATGAAGACTGAGCGTGCTGATAACCAGGTATCCATCGACTTGGTAATGCAAGCAATGACAGAACCTGTGTATGCCAAGGCAATTGCAGCTCTACGTAAGAGTATTATTGACAAGGCTGAATTGACTTCTGAAGAGAAAGCTAATGTACTTGCTGGTGTTAAGGCAGGTGGTGCTAACTTGCACACATTAGATGTGCTGGTTGGTATGGCTTATCAGCAAAATGCTGAAACCAAGGCAGAAGGTCAAGTCTATGAGTTCACAGTCAATATGATGGGTGAAGTTGACGGGGTGGCTAATGGAACCATGCTAAATCATGTTTTATTGGGTGCTGGTAGCTCTCTTAAAGCTTTGCAAAGTTTCATGAACATGGGGGGTTTCTTTGAGAAAGGCAGTCCCTTTAGCCAGTACAACCAGTATCGAGGAACTGAGGGTAATCTTGATGTGTATGAGACAACAGCACGTCGTATCTATACTGCCATGACTGCCTGGTCAAGCAACAGCACCGAAAATGCAGGTACTGCTAATAGCATCTGGGCTATTGCTGGTGACATATTTGACAAAACCAAGGGCACAGTAACCAAGGATGGGCGTAATCTTGTTAAAGATGCGCTTAATCCTCTTGGATTTGGTTCTTCCTTGGAGAACATTGTTAATGGTATGTCTGATGCCTTTCTTGCCAGTGTTTACAAGGGCATTGAAAAGATGTCCAAGCAGGGTGATCGGGTATCTCAAGCAGAGGTCAACGCCTACGTTGCCAATATCAATAACTTGATAAGTGAAAAGAACCAGATCCCTACGGATATGACCATCACTCAACTGATGGAATACACCATACCTTCCCGAGCAGAGTCTGATATTAAAACGACATTTTCCAATACAGTTGGAAAACAGGTTATAGCTGTAGTAGAACAAGATTTTGCTATATTTATTGAGCGCAGAGACGCGCTAACCAAGACTTCTCAGATTACTTTTGACTTGTATAACGCAGTCTATACAGGCATGCGTGAAGCATATCTTGAAGAACTCATTTCTGCTAAAGAAATCCCGCTCAATGCGAAGGGTGAGCGTATTGGTGATATGTCTAAAAAGCATGAAGCTGAGTTTGCCAAGCGTATAAAAAACATTGCACCTGTCATCAATACGCATATGTCTAATCAAGACAATGACACAGATAGCGGCATGTTTATGGGCAAGTCTGTTAAATCTGTAAGTACAGACACGGTGTATCAGAATAGTACCAAGTTTGGTAAAGCACTTAAAACGGGTGCTGCATCCATGATGGTCAGAGGCTACATGAATAAGCTCATGAGTCCTGGTGTTGCCATGATGTCTGCTACAACACACTCGACTGATTCTTCTATTGTCAATAAGACACAGGAAGACTTGGATATCTTGGCAATCCATGATGCAGCAGGCAGTGGTGTGGCTAATTTGGATGAGACAGCTACAGCCATGAACCGTAATACATGGGATTCCTTACTGAATTATTCCCCTTTGGGGGAAGTTTACTTGTCATTATCTCGTGTAATGTCCGGTATTGATACCATGATGACTGAAGAAACCTTGTCACCACAAGCACTTGCTAATCTACAGGAATGGGCACGTAATCAAGCACGGGTTATGCAAAGCAAACCGGAAATGGTATTTACCACACTCTTGGGTAATGCCTTGGCAGCGGCTAATGAAGCTAATAACATGAAATATCAATTCATGGCTGCACTGGCTTCTCTTGATCAGTATGCATACCAAGGAGGTAATCATATTGTTACTGATGCCAATATCAAAGACGCACAAAAATTACTTGATGCTGGCCCAATTGTGCTGTCTGAGCAAGAGTCTGCTGTATTAAGTCGTCTTAGTGAGTTCAGCAAAGCTAAACATAAACAAACCAAAATAACGCAAGTAGCACAAGTAGAAGCTGAAGAAGAAACCGTAAATGAAGCGATTGATGATTCTTATGACGAAATGGGTATGCCACCTGAAATGGACGATAGCTGGGATCTGGGTGATAACTACGGTACACCTACCAAGCCCCAATTTGGTGGCATAGGTGCATCTATTCATGGTGTCAAGAATGACAAGACCTTGATTGCTGCACTGGCAGCAAAGCCTGTTATGCCAGCCAAAGAAGCTCTGAAGCTAGCCTATGCGTCATTGGCTACTTCGGTCAAAGATCCGGTAATGCGTAAGTTCTATCAAGCCCTGATTACACGCATGACCCCGTTGTTGTCGCCAGAGACACGCGTTCACTATGTTACCCAAAATACACCCGAGGAAATTTTACAGAATTTGCCTGATGTTGTTGGTTTGGCAGCTTGGTATGACACAGGTTTGGACGATGTGTTTGTGGTTGGTGCTGAATATAAAGCCTCATTGATTGACGGTGAAACTATTGTGCATGAACTGTTGCACAGTATTCTGTCGCATATTATTAGTGCTGAACAGGAAAAACAGAAGGGCAACCCCAAATACAAGAGTCCTGCACTTGATATGATCAATAATTTGGAGTCCTTGCGTACTGCGGCTAATGAATATGCCCAGAACAATTTGACTGAAAAAGAACAACAAGACTTTGCACCTGGTTTGAGTGACCTGCATGAATTGCTATCATACGGTTTAACCAATGAAGCCTTTCAACAAAAAGTTTTGAGTAAAGTTCAAGTTAAGTCAAGCACGCTGGTTAACACCATCATCACTGGTTTGAAAGAGTTCTATGATGTTATTACTCAAATGGTATTCTCAGGAATACCGAAAGAACAAATAGCAGGCTATTCTTCTGGAATGGCTGTTCTGTTGGAAAGTAGTGCAGGTTTGTTTGATGCTTTGCAAAACAACCCAAAAGAGAACAAAGCAAAGCAATTGCTTTTGCCTATGATTCCTAGTAGTCCATTAGCTAAAGTTAATGAATATAGTACTTTGGATATATATAACGCACTGAGTGATGGTGGCATATCAAAAGACTTTGATAACCATTTGCAAACAGTTTTAAGCACAATCACAAGCAAACTATTTGGTGCGTTCGATAGCTTTAAAGCTACATTACTCGAACAGCAAGCTTTATCGCCTACAGATGTCTGGGTTAAGGCACTAGATACAGGTATTGCACCTTTTGCTTCAGAAGCTTTGCTTTCAGGTTTTGATATCAACAAACAGGAAGCATTTGGTATTGAAATGATTGAAGCCACTGTACGTGCATCATTGGAAGACAATGAAGCACAGAGTAAGCTAACTTATCGTGAATTGTCCAAGCTGTATGATGAAACCTACACTCGCTTGAAAGTTTCTGACTTTCATACAGATCCCGTTAAAGCGCAAAGCTTGTATGATTTTATTTTTAAAATCGAAACAGGAACAGAAAATAGTCGGCTTGACTATCTTGCTAGATTTGCTGCAATGGGTTTAGCGCATGAAGGTTTCAACAAGATGTTGAAAGTAGCCACCAAGATTGATGATTTTGGTTTAGATAAAGACATTACGATCACAGATCGTCTGTATAAGCTCTTTGAAAACATTGTGGAATTCTTCCATAACAAAGTTACTGGTACCTATAAAGGCCAACAAGCTGATGCAAAGCTTAAAGCTTTAGTAGGTCTGCTGATTGATGTTGAAGCCAAGAAACGCTTTGAGATTGCCCAAAAAGCTAACAGCAAAAGCATATTCGACCCATTGGAGAATGGAATAAAACTGGCTGTTGAGAAGATGAAAGCTACTGTCTTGGCAGTTACCGATTCCAATATAGTGTCAAAAAGCAGCAATAAGACTGTGCGTGCTTTGGGTAGTATGACCAAATCTGTTGTGAATGATCAGGTTGGTTTAATGATGGAGGGTATTTTGAATCTTCGAGATATTCACCATAAAGATGAATACGGCTTAATTGCTGGTACTCTTAATAATCTTAAAGGCCCGTTGGCCTCATTCCAGACATTATTGCGTGCTTCCAAGAAGAATGAGGGTGATCGTATGGACGTAATGACCACTTCGGCCAAGACCGTATTGGGTATGTTTGTTAACAAAGGTACCAAACTGTCCAAGGAAGCCAAAGAAAGCATTACTCGTGTGTTTATTCGTACTGGTGCACATAACCTAGTGGATTACTTCAGTATGGCAGAGATTGAAAAAGCTTTGACTGATAAAGCTGTGATGTCTGCTGCACAAGCTAAGCTTGAAGATGAATTGACTAAATTTGGGAAGCTTAAACCTTACTTTATTGCACAAGCAAATGCTTTGGCTTATGTTGTAGCAACCGGTGCTGCACGTAAGGGACAAATCATGCTGAATGCACATAACATTGCCACTTTACACGGAACAGCATATACCAAGAAGATTACCCCAGCAGACAGCAAAAAAGCCGAACCCATTATTGCGGCGCTGGTTTCCTTGTATGCAATGGCTTACTCAGAGCCTTCAGTCATGGCTTTGGCAGCCAAGACATTGAACGCAGAGAACGCACGACAAGACGGTAGTAATGGTGTGGAATTTGCGATGAAGCTCCATAGACATATGGAAGCAGAGTCTAAGGATAAGTTGTTTGGTAACAATGCTACCCTCATGATTCATGGCTACACAATGGACATGATCAATAGCGCAACAGATATCCAAACCGTGAATGAAGAAGACGGCAAGGAGCTAATGAATCTTGGTTACAAGAAGAAAGGCCGTGTTGGCTTAGACCCTGCAGACCCAGATCGAGAAACAAAGCATGTTTATGTCATGCGGGATGGTGGTAGAACACGCAGAGTTTCAGGAGCCTTTTCATTTACAAGTAAAAATTCCCGAGGTTCAGAAAAGCACAATGGCTATCTGAACCCCTACACCGTAGATGGATTGGAAAACGTACAACAAAATGCAGCCATTGCACAGCAACGACAAGCAGAAATTGCAAGCATGTTTGTAGCAGGCCCACGAGAAGACTTGTCTAAAGCTAAAGGCAATCACATGGTGCCTGTCCTGAATGAGTCAGGTAAGATTGTTAAATGGCGTTATTTGATGGCAGATATCACCAAGGACATTTATCTTGAACGGGATAATCGTTTTGATAAGGTATTGGGTACCCTGGCGGGATCAATTTACGATAAGCAATCCAGTAGAGTACAAAACGAACAAATCGTAATGGCTTTAAAAGAGCAAGCTAATATAGATTACAAGAATCGTCCAGCTTCGTATGTATCAATTGGCCCTAAAAGCCCTGATACCAAGATGCGTGAAATATGGGATCTATTACCACAAGACACAAAAGAGGATACTCGTAAAATCTGGGGTAGTGATGAAATGCTTGTGTCTAAAGATGCTTTGGATTTGCTGTTTGGCTACCGTAAACTATCCTTAGCAGATATGTATCATAAAGATCCTGCAACAAGAAATATGATTGAAAAAATCATTATGCATGTCTTAGACTTCAACTTAGAAGTTTATGGCCGTATCCGGCATGGTTTGTCTCGTAAAGAAGCAAAAGATTACTCCAAACGTGCTGCTATTGCCATTACTCGTTCAGAACGTGCCTGGCAAGAACTTGTGTCTGAAACTAAAGATATTATTGTAGTGAAGTCGGGTCTGGTGATGTTTGGTAATATTTACAGCAACATGTCTTTGCTTTATGCAAATGGTGTGCCTATAAAAGATATATACCATCATCACATCATTGCGTGGCGTGGTGCCAAAGCTTATGACATAGATTCAGCTAAACTGATGGAGCTTGAGATGACCTTGGCAACCAGTAGTCAAGTAAAAGTCATTGCTGATACTCAGAGACAAATAAAAATTGTTAAGGATGCTATAGCACGCAATCCAGTCAAAGAATTGATGGATGCTGGTTTGATGCCTACTATTGTGGAAGACCTAAACCCAGAAGATGATCTGTACTCTTATAAAAGTGCATTAGCTCGTAAATTTGAGAAGTACACCAGTAAGCTACCTACTTCTGTGATAAAGACAGGTAAGTTTCTATATATGTCTCATGATAGTAAGCTATACCAGGGTTTGCGGGATGTTACCCAGCTATCCGATTTTGTTGCACGATATACACTGTATCAACACCTAACCAATAAGAAAAACTCAATTACTAAGGCAGAAGCCATTCAGAAAGCAAGTGATAGCTTCATTAACTACGACATACCAATGCATCGTACTTTACAGTACAGTGATGATATGGGCTTTACCATGTTTACCAAGTATTTCCTAGGTATTCAACGCGTGCTTGGTACATTGTTCCGTGAACATCCCGGACGTGTGCTGTCTATGATTGGTCTGGATCAAGTAATGAATATGGGTGCACTTGTCTTAGATGGTTCAGCATTGACTCGAATTGGTAATATCCCCTTTACAGAAGGTGCCTTCCGCTATCCATCTACGCTAGGTCAGTTAGCTACAGTAAATTCATCTGTTGGATTGATGAATATGCTTACTCCTATAGGTAACTAATCTTTCATTTGGCTGCTTGAATAACATACAAAGGAAAAACACCCCATAATGGGGTGTTTACCTGTTAATTCTTATCATCTTTGGAAGAATCAAAGTAAGTTCTAAGTGCTGATGCTGTAAATATTACGGTGCTAACTAATGATAGTAATAGACCTGCCAGAATAGATAAACCAGCAATAATAGCAGCACCAGTCACAAGAACCGTGAGTACCACAATGGCAGCAGCTATCCAGCCACTCCACTTTAGGATGCTCAAGGTTTTCATGATTAACTAAAGAAGCTGACTTCCGGAGTAGGAATAGGGGGTGTGTTTACCACAGCCGTATTGATATCCGAATCAACTATAACGCTTGCTTCTTCAGCCAAGTTAAAGGGTTCGTCTATTACAAACTGTTCTGAATCAGTGTAGGAATATACAGTATTTGTAATATCAATATCTGCAGATAAGCCTGTACCTTTACGACCAGAAGTGAATGAAATAGCTACATATTTGCTATCTAGGGCAATACCCTGACAAGCAATGTATTGTTTGATAGCCGACTCAATTTCGGCTTGCTTAAGTTGAATTTGCATAATTTTCCTTTTACCTAAATATAGGCAACATTTGTTGAAATTGATTACTGGCAATGCCAGCATATATTGCACCAAGAGAATCTGCCATGTGTTCTGCCTTGGCTTCACTAACACGAGAGATACCCTTTTGCCTGTACATGGGCCAATTGGCTTCAGGATGTTTGTCCATCGCCCACTTGATCATGTTCTGTTTAGTTGCTGTCTTGGAACCATAGCCTGCCATCTTGACTTCTGTAGGCGTTACTTCAAAGAAGGGAACATCGGTTGCACGTAAGGCACCTAACACACCCACACAGATCCCGTAGGAGGCCATAGCTCTTGCAGACTGACTACCCACAGGAACTTCTACAAAGATTGCCTGTGCACCCGCTACACCCCTCAGTGTGCCGTCACATAGCTGCTTGGCAGATTCCAGGTCAAGACTATTTTGTCTGACCTGTTTTCCTGTGGGCAACTCAGGGGTAATGACTGCTAACGCCAAGACTGTCAACGTCTTGGTTTCCGTGTCGTAAATACCGGCAGACATACCCCAATTACGCAGTGATGGGTCTAACCCAGCTACTTTTATCAGCATCTTTAGTGAGAAGTTGCGTTACGTGCTTCTTCCAGTTCAGCTACAAAAGGTAGCGTACCCAATTCAGCAAGTGCCAAGGTAATTCCCAGGTCAAAACCTTTACGGAAGTCCCCTGTCATCCTGACAGCCTCAGCGTCACCAATAACAACTTCGGCTGTTTCAGGGACTTCAAGCATATGTTTCATACGGCTAATACGGTTAGTATGCCATCGAGATAGCAACTCAATAAACTGGTGCATGTCCGTTACTTCTACTGTATCGAAACTGGTTTCGACTTCTGAAAAATCAGTCTGTTGGTTCATTGCGTACCTTCATACAGTTTTTGCTTTAGCAGATAGCCCAGCAAAGGCCAGAGTTTCTGCTTGGCATTTTCATAAGCAATTTTCTGACCAACTTCAATATCAAAATTCTCAGGACTGGCACAGGCAGATTCTCCAGTAACTGTAAAACCATTGCGTAAAACCAGCACACAGAAAGTCAACAAAGAAAGTGAACCTTCATAGGTGCGGCGTGGACGCATGTTAATGAACTCTTCAGCATTAACACCATCCTCTGCTGTAAAAAAGTAACATGAAACGATTTCAGAGTTAATGTCTTCTGGCGTAACCCGGGCAGCATCCAAACCCTTGGCTTGAATCAGATGCTCAATGCCTTGATCATCAGTGCGCGGTGATGTGATGTTATTCATATATTCCTTTATAAAGAATGCCCCAATGAAGGGGCATCATATGATTAAGCAAACAAACTATTTGCTGGCTTCTTGGTTCCTGTAGGCATCAGAGGCATACCTGCAACAGCACCACTGGCTGACGCGCCTTTGGCCTTATTGCGAGTCTTGCCTGACCAACGAGTTTCCCACGCCTGAGCAAAGCTTGCTTCAGGTGCTTGAGCACGAATCTCAGCCGTAGTCATGCGATCTGTTGCACGGAACAGCTTGTCGATCTCGTTTTCATCACGAGTCTCACCAGTAGGCATGTAAAAGCCAGCATCATTTTTCTTGGTCTTGTCCACGGTTTGTTTAAGCAAACCAACCAGAATTTCTTGACCCAGGAGATCTGTCAGTACTTCCACTTTGGTAGGTACTTCAGCTTTTTGTTCAGGGGAATACACCTTGACTACTTTGGTTTCAGTCTCCATCTGGGAAACTTCTTTACCTAGGGTCAACAAGCACAAACCATTGGCATGATTAAAGCCTGGGAGAAAATGCTTTTCACCATCACGTTCATAGTAATTTTTACCGCCTTTTTGAGTGCCAGAGGTCATCCACAAAGTTTGACGGACTTCATGCCCATCAGTTGCTTTGAGATTCAAGACCAAGCCTAGTGCACCACTAGCAGCCTTGTTAATGTAAGCCATGTTGACCTTGCAAGGGTATAGCCCGGATTCAAGGATTGAGGTACCACCTACTGAATCTTTTTCAATTGCAATAGAGGAATCGGTAGCGAGTGCGGAAAGAATTGACATAGTTAGTCCTTTTGGTTTGGTTAAGCGTAATACTCTTTAAGTTTATTGAGTACTAATTGAATGTTATTGTCGATATAAGTTTCCTTGGTATCGAACAATCCCAGTGGCCCACGAAGACGCTCATTTACAGTGTCTTTTGTGAGCTTACATTGGAATACATATTTGAATCCCAATTCATTTTCTTCAGGAGTAATGTTCAGAGAGTCCGAACTATACTCTTTCAACGTCTTGAGTTGAACTTTTTTGGATGAAATCACCACAGAAAAGTAAGACTCAATACCATTGTTCTTCAACGAGCCTTTAACAGGAACTTTCGTTTCCATCAACATCTCGGACTCATTAAGAGTGTCCGATGTATGAGCAGTAAAAATAATAGCTTTGGTAGATTTGGCAACATATTGTTGCATCAGTACCTTGAAGTACTGTGCAAAATCACCCCATGCTTTCATGCCATTGGTAGATGGCAAGACATAAACAGATTCATACATATCTAGGAGATATGTGAGACTATCTATAACAATGGTGTGGATATGTGGTTGTGTCTCAGCCCACTCAAACGCTTCATTAATTTGCAGAGGATCGGTGACTGTTTTTTGAATGAACTTGGCTTTGAATGGTAGTCGTTTACCAGCCTCACAATTCAAATAAAGTACCCCTTCTGGATTATCCAGTTGCATCAGTGATGCTGATTTACCCGTGGCAGATTTACCGCACAGTAATACTAGGTTGTCATTGATTTGACTCATTGGTTTCCTTTATGGTTATCAAAAGAATGCCCCGGAGGGCATATCTATTAAGGGCGTTTGCCGATAGCTTTCATGGTAGATACCATTACTGTTGACATTACCTCCATTTCTGAAAGCTTGTCAGGCATCTTGTCATTTAAGCCAAGAACTCTGGAACGGATATTCTCGAAGTCAAAGCCTGCATCAACCAGAATCAAGGCATAACGTAACAACATGTTGTTACGGTTACCATCACCTGAGTTATTCAAGACCCAGCGTTCCAAGTTATCCATAGATTGCTGTGAATCAACGAGAATTTTTCTCTCTTCGTTCTTGCTGGTTTTGGGGATGAAAGGCAAGACATCCAGTACTTCCCCCTCGTTGTACTCATAGCTGCCATCATGTGACAACCATTTACGGGCACGCTGATTAGTAGCAGTATCCACATCAAACGGTAACCATGAATAAATGTTGCTCATGAACTCTTTATAGTCCTTGGGATCCATTTCCAATGTATAGTTAATTGGCAGAATGATCCTGAATCGGTTTTCATCTTCAGTATGGCGCTTGGTGGTGTACATCAAGTACTTGTAGTTCTTGAGTAGCATCTTGGCGGTGCTCATGGCTACGCCACCATCCACGTCAATAACAACCAGATTGAATCCAGGAATGCAATTCTCTTCGTTTCTGTATCCACCAGATAAATGGTGTGCTGTCCAGTGGAGTCCTGGTGCTTGGGTCAACTTATGAAGTTTGTCAAAGGGTGCGTACTCATTTCTGTAGTCCGTGGTTATGTCTGTACTGTAAGCAATGACCATTTTTGTTAGGTCAGTTTCTTTTAGTGTTTCACCACGTAAAAACTCAATACCATCAGAAAAAGATTTCTTGATGATGATGTTGTTTTTATAACCATAAGCAATAGCCAGTGAAAGCATCTCTGCTTTCTGTGCAGTACCCCCTTTGTAAAAAGGCAAGTCTTGAACCATGTCAGCTTGGGTAATGTCACGTTTGATTGTGGCAATGTACTTAGCCAACTTGACCCAGTTACTATCACGGGTCAACATACGACCAAAGGCAGCACCAGATTCTTCAGCCAGTTTAATGGCATAGTACAAATGCTGTTCAGTTAATTCAGGTGAGTCATCAATAAATGCATAAGCACCTGCCAGTTTCAAAGCCTTGAAGTAACGGTGAGAAATTTCCGCCTTTTTCATTTCGTCATACTGGGTGTAATAGGAGGCTTCCTTTTCACATTTCAGTTTGTACTCAATGAGTAGCAGACTTGTTTCTTTGCTCATAATGAGCTTCTTGTTGACATTGATGATGTCAGCCAAGTTGCCCAAATGATCAGACAGTTCTTCCATAACAGTAGAACTACTTTGATCTGTCAGCAAGTCATAGATTTCTTCTGGTGTACGGGTATTGTCGCCTTGCTGATGCTGGCTATAACCAAAGAAACAGCGCCGTGCATATCCTGTTTCCAGCAATGCATACAACTCTTCCTCAGTCTTACCACCGTTAAGCAAGCTTGCTGGTGTGCCAAATAACATCATGTTAGATGGTGTCTTACCAACGATCTCTTCTTTGCGGGTGTTATCTGCCGTACTCAGCTTGAGCTTGTCTTCAACTAAGCCTACGTCATACAACTCCAGAAAGACACCCAAAGCATCTTTAGCTTCAGCTAAGTTCAAACCAATCTCATCAATTTGCAGATTAAGTGCACCTGCGTCACACATGAGTAGCTTATGCCGCAATACCTTGACTGCAGGTACGGTAGCCTGGTTAAAGCTGAACATTAATGGGCCAATGCTTTCAAACTCCTTGGTAACACGGATCAGTTCTTCATCTGGATCCGTGTTCTTGCGATTAGCTCGTTTAATAGCCAATTTAGGCAAGTTCTGTTCAGCCAGAGTTAAAAAGGTTTCATCCATAAACCGTTGACGGAACTGATTGATCACGTCATGTTTGATAATGTTAGTGGAGTAACCTTTACCAGAGCCTGATGTACTCAGGTTCAAGGCAAACATGTTAACGGGGATTTCACCCCGATCATGAGTCAAAATCTTACAGCGCATGGTTGAAGCTACAACACTGAAGTAATAACCCACCAATACTCGAAAGAAAAGCGGATTGTCGTTCTGTACTTTATCGCACAGAATTTTGACCAGTTTCTCCGAAGTAGGGTGGTAATCCATTTGGTCGAATGAAAGCATATATTTCCTTTAGAGTATTAAATCACCTTGAGCAATCAAAGCATCTTTCTGTGAACAAACCGAGAACGCATTACAGTATTTGCAAGCAATTACCTGTCCTGGAACTTCTTTGACAATGCCTTTACCCCCTTCTTCTGCAAGACGGATATATGCTTCTTGTTTAGTAGTAAAGTTTTTGGTACTGCGTGCAGTTTTCTCTGGGTTCTTGTAGTATTTAAAGATTGGATCGCTGCGCCACAGATCTTCGTCGCTGCAATGAGGAATACTCGATTCTTCCACACCCATGTAACGGTCAATTTGATCAAGCTTGGATTTAACATAATGGTCAGTGGCAGAAATGGGCATCAACTGCAATACCCGTTGCTGGATACGTTGTTGCGGGTAGTTTGGTTCAGCCCTTGCTCTGGCTGCAGACCAGTCAGTAAAGATGAACTGAATAGCCATATCATCACGGGTAATGATGGTTGGGTTCAACCAACGATAAATACTTCCTTGGAGAATGTACTTTTCATCATTAGTATTATTAACTGCGGTATATGTAGTTGTACTCTTAAAGTCTTCTACTCGGCCATCACCTACAAAGTCAAACTTACCTGAGACAGTGTGCTTACCCACTTGTTTATATGCACGCTGTTCCAAATAGATAGGAATAGTGTCAGACGACAAATCTTCTGGTTTTGGGTTGATACGTACTCGATTAATTACATTCTTGGGATAGCCAAGTAATGCCAGCGCTTTCTCGTGGTTTGTAACCCATGCACGTTCAATACCATCATGGATGGCTGTACCCATACGCGATGCCACCATATCGACTAAATCAACAGAAGATGCTGAGTTATCAACCCGGCTACTCAAGATAATTTGGCGTAACGGTTTAATCAGTGAGGTGGCAGAGATGGTCAAATCATCATGATCATAGTGGTCTGTTGCCAGAAACACTGCCATAGACAGGGGTACTGCGTTGGTATTTGAATAATTATTCATATAGATATCTTTGTGTTAAGTTCGTATAAGCGCAAGGATTGCGCCTATGATGCATCTTCAGAATTAAGTTCTAGCCAACGAGTTAAGGTATCTCTGGCTTTAGTGATATTACTGATTGCGGCCTGTTTGTCTTTGTTTACTGCAGACATTAGTAGTCTTTTACTGGCAGACTGGATACAACCAGATGAATCCTGGATGTTAAACATTTGGTGAATTGCATATACATCCAGTTCAGAATAACTACTGACATCCTTATAGAAGCCAGGATAGTTAATTCCTATGGATTGGGGCGGTGTATATGCAATACTAGAGTGTGATTCACGACAAACAATACAAAAATCTTGATCGTCATTGATGGTCGTATCACAGGTGATTGATTTACATTGATTCATTTACTTCCTTTGTTTCATTATTAATAGCGCATCAAAAAAACTCCCCGAAGGGAGTCTTTTTATTAAAGAAGCTGTATCAAGTACATATTTGATTTACAAATACTCACATACACCTGCTGTACAAGCAAGTTCTTTTGTATTTACGGTTGTATCATCTTTCTCAAAGTTACTTAGTGCTTGCCAGTCAAATTCAGGCATACGTTCCAGTAAGTCTGCATACTCTTTAGCTGTGCACTCTGTATATGGGGCTTGCCGATAAGTATGGTCGCTATGTGGTAGAAAACTAACACCAGCAAGTTTGTCAAAGTTGGTGTAAACCCAGTCACCTACACCCATCCACTCATGGTCTTTAACATACACGGTGATAGAAACATTGTGTTCAGACCAGTATGTTTGGAACATCAGATAATGCTCTAACTGTTCAATAGCTGAACGGTCATTGCGGAATACAGCATGTTTCGGCCCCATGACGGGAAAGCTGAAGATGTCTGTACTTTCTGGCTTGCTTACACAATCTTCTACTGGAAAACCTTGCTGACGCATAAGCTTTGCAAGGGGATCCTTCTTATCCGCACGAACAGTACGAATGTAGTACTCAGAGTACCTGGGATGAATACCACTTGCACTGTCAACGAGCTGGCTGACTGTCCCAGATGGTTTGACTGTAGTGACTGCTACTGATTGATTGATTCCCAGTTTTTCTGCCCATGCCATATTGGTTCGAATGGCTTCTGCTTTCATGGCTTTAAGCCAGTCTTTCGTGGTATCACTGGTATTACTCAGGATCGGATGATCCATAATACCTGTCAGCGATACACCCAGTAGGCGTTCTTCTTCCTGGTTCTTTTTCCACAATGGCCGGACATAGCGAAAGTCAGTCAACATGGCTTGATAAGTACCCATGATGGTTGCAACACGAACCTTTTGGCACAGAGTCTCTAGGGTGTCTTCAGCACGAATGACCACCTCAGATAGGTTACACAGCCCTGCAGAACGTAGCGTAATCTCGGCACAGGGGTTTACCCCAATAACCTTGGTGTGATCCCTACGGCCTGATTCGATGGCTTTGTTGATAGCTGCTTGACGATTAAAGATGCCACGCTCACCGGACTTGGATTCGATCAGGCTCAACCACTCCTTCATGAACAGTTCCATATTAGGACGTTCGGTATAAGCTGCACTGTTATTAGCCAGAGCACGCTGAGGTTCAATAGCCCACCATTGCCCTGACTTGGCAGTACGCATACGGTCATCAGACAGATTACTCAGACTGATCAAGGCACTACGACGGACACCTCCTACTACCACGATGTCTGCAATTTTGCATACAAGGTCATGGCATTCAACACTATTAAGCTTGCGGCCTAGAGCACCTTTGAAGGTTTTTACAGTGAAGTTGAACAGGTCAATGAGTGGTTGTGGGCCACTGGCTCGACCACCAAAAGTCTTGAGTTTCATGCCAGCAGCACGTACCTTACTGGTATCCCACTGAGGTACATTGCCTGCATATAGGTGCATGAACAATTCACGGAATGCACTGGCCCAGCCACCTTTACTGTCTTTGACCTGAATCACCGTATCAATAGCAGTGAATTTCTCCACAGTCTTAATAGCGGGAATGCCTTCAGCATCTGCAATGATCTTGGCTCCGATGATGGGCAGGTTAGCAATGAACTGACGTTCAACACTGAAGCCCATACCGGTACCACACATCAGGATGTACAGGATTTCATCAAAAGCACGGACATTATCAACGGCTACAAAAGCACAGTTGAAGCCTGCCATAGGATCACGTTCCAATGCTGGGCCTGAAGTCATCAGAGCACGCATGGAGGGCATCACATTAAGCTTTACGATACTGTCATAAATTTCTTGGCTCGGGTAATCAGGGAATTTATTTGAAAAATAAGTAACATAACGTGTTACTGTTTCTTCCCAGGTTTCTCTGCGTTCTTCTTTGTCAATCCAACGGGCATAACGGGATTTATGAACATATTCCTGAAGTGGGGTAGGTAATTGCTGTGTTGTAGGCATCTTGATTTACATGGTTAAGATAAAAAAGGGCCACAAATCATTTATTAAATGAAAAGCGGCCCAACGATTCGCCATAGCAGGATTAATTCCTGCTACTACGGAACTTTGTAAATATCTGTGTGGGGTTGGGGTATGGAGTGTAGTACTAACTGAGTCGGTATGCTTTAACTACACAATTTAATAATTACCCTCTGTAAGTGCAGACCATGAAACGGGAAATAAGGGTGCAATAATCTGATCTACTTGTTTTGCAAGTTCCTGAATCTCTGCTTGAGCATGAGAATCAGATCTTTGATTATAAAAGTTGGCAAATGCATATAGACTACCTGTCCATACCCAATTAACTTTACATCCTTGAGGCAGAATGAATCTGGCTTGTTCAGCACAGATACCATCTTTAATCATTGCTTCATATACCTCAATCATGGCACGACCATAATCCTCATAAGTAGCCAACCAACTTTCACTAGCAGGATGTTTACCTGCACTACCTTGCTTGACCGAAGCCGCAGCGGAGCGAAAGGCTTCGGGCATATAAAGCTCAGGAATGCTATTTATATATCGCCGGGATTCTTCAGATTCCACAAAACCAATTTTATGTTTAAAACATTGAACGCGAATAGGTATAGGCGCTTTCATACGCAAGGTAATGTGAGGATGACCAAAAGGAACCCAATGTTCCGGGATACTACGACAGTAAACAGCTAGATCATGAGCTTCTTGCCTACTAAGTTGTACACCATCACTACTCATCTTGTTAAGTAAGTTATCCCAATCTCCAGAAGCCATACCACGCGCAAGGAAGCGCACCAAGTTATTATTCTGGCTTTCTGTGAAGTTATCTGCCAAAGTAGCAAAGGATTGCCTTGCATAATTGGCTACATCTCTATCAGTAAGATAGTGGTTAAGGTAAACTGCTTTCATTTCATCTTTCTATAGTGGTTAAAATGGTATTGCTAATTAATAGGAAGTAATTATGACTGTATGTGGAACAGGTGGGTGGGTTGGCCCAAAGCCAGGTGATCCTGATAATAATGTTTTACTTAGTGCTACTCCTGCATTTGGTGGGATTGATGTATCTTGGACATATCCAAAAGTTAATTCTCATGCAGTAGCACACATTATTCTTTACCGTGGATTTATTCCTGAATTCGTAGGTGCCATATATCACGGCACAGTAACCGGCAATATGTTTTATGATCGTACTACTGCCAGTACGATCATTGAGTATTTTTACTGGATTCAAATTGTTTCTGTAAACGGTACTGTTGGTGAATTGATAGGCCCTGCCTCTGCAGTAGCACGCCCTACTATCGAACAGACCCTTGAAATGTTAACAGGACAGATTGATGCAGGGATGTTGGCACAGGAATTAAAGCTTGAGCTAGGTAATATTAGTTTACTGGGTAATGATATTACCCAAGAAGTTAAAGATCGTATGACGGCAAATCTTGCTTTAGGTGAAACTATTGCAGGTTTGGAGGGTCAAGTAACAAATGCTATTACTATTGTTGATTCTGAAATCAATAAACGTATTACTGCAGATTCAGCTATCGTAACTTCACTGGATTCTATGGCAGTAGGTTTTAATGAGTCTATTGCTGGTTTAGCAGAAGAAGTTATTCTCAAAACAGGGCCAACAAGTGCCCTAGCCCAGAAGATTACTACATTGGAAGCAACAGTAGATGGTGATACTGTTACTGGTCAAATTGGTTTGACTACTGAAGTAGATACTGTCACTAATACAGTTGCTGGGTTATATACTGCCAAAATTGATGTTAATGGCTTGGTAGGTGGTTTTGGTTTAGCCAATGATGGTGCTACTGTAGAAGCAGGGTTTGATGTAGATCGTTTCTGGGTAGGTCGTACAAATACTGATAAACGTAAACCATTCATTATTGAAAACGGTGAAGTGTTCATAAATAAAGCAGCTATTGCTGATGCTTCTATTACTGCTGCCAAGATTGATTCAATCTCATTAATTGGCCCTAATAAGTTCAATGTCAAAGGATCAAATACATCCAACACATACATGCAAATTAACTCTCGCTCTATAAAAGTATATGAAAATGGTATATTGCGTGTACATATTGGTGATTTGTCAGATACAGGGGTCTAACTATGAGTTATGGGTGGTTACTAGATGGCTTTAACTCTAATTCAGCAGGATTTTCTGTATTGGATTCTTTTACCGTAGCTGCGAGTATTTCAGTAAATAAAACATATACATCTGACGTACTTAAACATGCCAATAGCATCAAACTTTTTATAGTTATTGCTGAAGGCTCTTCTGATCATACTTTGTATAGTTATCCTACTTTAACTACTTCATTTGATAAAATTAATGGGATAGCTAGAGTTACTGGTAATGGTGGCTCATACCCGTTCTTTGTTATGGTGTTTATTCAATGACTTATGGTTTTATAGCTAAAAGTACTAATGGTGCCTTATTAGCTTCTAGTGATAGTGCTAACTATGAGCTATCACAGAGAATTTCTTCTGGTACACGTACAGGTAATGTGGTAGTTTATTACTTTACCCCTGTAGAGTTTCCCGTATTTTTTGTGGAAACTCCTATTGGCGGTACTGCTGGCATATTAGATTTCACTAATAATTCTGTGCGTATCATTTGTAATGGTAATTACCCAGTCAATGTGTATAAGCGTGTTAGCAGTGTCAGTGGTTTTGGTATTGCTGCATATGATAGTAAAAGTAAATTAACCTTCAAGGCTAATACCAATATATTAAATGTACTATCAGCAGGATATATGAATATTGGGGGAAATTTTACTGGCTTAGGTAATTCAGTAGCTTTTCCTGCAGTAGCTTCAACAACAACTTTAGTTGTGTCAGAAGCTAATGTTCCATACAGTACTTACCAAACTTCACAGACTGTATGGGTTACTTTTATAAGTGGCTATGACCAGTGGGGTTCACCCATTTATTCCAAAACTACTACTACAGTTAGAACAACCTGGCAAGTTTATGCTCTTGTACGTACACACACTTGGGCAGTAAAACGAGCAGTTGCTCGTCGTTTACATAGTACTGGCTATAGCCAGGATTGGGAAGTGCACTCATCAGGTTTTTACAAAAAAGTTCTATCTTGGACTTCTAAACCAATTGGATCTGATCAGCCTTTGGAACAAATAGTACTGGGTTCAGGCTATTATCCACCTATACCCCCAACAACACCTGATTCTATAGTGAATGGTTTTAGTGGTGCTTTTACTCAAGACAATACGTTCCCATACTCTAATGGACAGACTATCTCTGCTATAGCTACTATTTTGACGAGTTAAAGAAATTTAACTAAAAAAATAGTTATGAATAAAACTTGCTGTTGTGTGGTTAAGCATATGCCTACGGGTTCAATACAGCGAGTTGACTGCACAAGACATGCCACGAGGACTTGCTTGGTTTAAGGCTTGATCAATATAGCTAGATAGTGCTGGAAAGTGCGGTTTTCATACTGATTTACCCTTTTTTAGGGCTCCGTAACTTTTAGGAAGCAGGCACATTGCCTGACTTCTAATGAAGCCAGAAAACCAAGATTTTACTTAAATTCAGAAGACTTTAAGACAAGATCTGACTTAACAGCTATCAGGAAACCTACCGGAGGTAGCTTTTATATTAAAAATAAATAAGTACTATTGTTTATCAGTACTTATTAAACAGGGTATCATAGGCCCTGCAACAGTATTACTATCAATAACTATTGATTAGTAATATATGTTGGTAGTGTGTTGGATGACTGGCTTACGCAGCAACTTCCTACTCAACCTGTAAAACTTATTTCAGTTTATTCTGAAATTAACTTGTTTGTTGTTGGAGTACGTTATGCTGTCTGTAAGAAGTATTGGTTTGGCTTATTCTACTAAGTCAAATTACATTCCTAAATCTATCTTCTAGAGTAGATTGGTACGTAGTAATTCTGCTACGGGCAGTTCTCTTGTCAGTTAACTATCTTTTCTTCCTTTTAATCTTTTAGGAGACTTACTATGTCACAATTTTCTAACTACACTGAGGCTAACATTGTTGAAACTACTTTGCGTGGTGCAGCTTTCCCTGTTCCCGCTAGTGTCTATGTAGCTATGTTCACTGCGGATCCTACGGATGCCAACGTGACTGCCAATGAAGTTCAAGTTAGTAATTGGCCTGCTTATGCACGACAAGATGCTGCTAATGGTGGTCTGATTGCTACAGGTTGGACTGCACCTTCTAATGGTGTTTCAACCAATGCCAAAGTGATTACTTTTCCGATCAATAACGGTACAGGCAATGTGACTGCTACCCACCTTGGTTTGTATGATGCTGCTAGTGGTGGTAACTTGATCTACCATGCTCCGCTGGTATCACCTAAGACGCTATTGCCTGGTGATGTGATTAGCTTCAGTATTGGCTCACTGACCGTTACTGTCGCGTAATATAACGTAGCTTGGCACAACCATGAACTTGTTCACACTGAACGGGAATACACTCAACGGATCTCGTTTAGTGGGGGTTGCTGCTGCTGCTACGTTTACGTGTGCAGCCACTATAGCTGCATCAGGTACGCGGATACAGGATGCTTTGGCTCCTGTATCTGGTGTAACCAGTTTTGTTGCTCAACCAACACATACACATAAAGGGCAAGTAAGTCCTTTGATGGGTGAAGCTCTTGTCTTTGTAACTGCTACACACAATCACAGTGTCAAAGCCAATATCAGTGCTTCTGCTGGTATTCAGGGCTTTGTGGCGCGCTATCAGACAGCTTCTGCTTTCATTACAGGCTCTGCTTCTGCCTTGATGATTCCAGCTTCTGTACTTGGGTCATCCAATATAAGTGGTAATAGCACACTTGTTGCTACTGGAACGCAGATTCTTCCAGGACACTCAGTTATTGGCACTGCTGCTTATGTAGTTGTGACAGGCTCCCCTACAGTGACAAGATATGTTACTGCTAATGCAGGAAGTGGTAGTGGCAGTTTACGCGCTGAACCTACTATTAATGGTATTGCATATTCATATGCCAACCTAGGTGGTTCAGCCGATATCTCTATCATAGAGTCGGGCCTTACAAAACGTATGGCATTTGCCAATATTAATGTTGCTGCAGTATCTAATGCAATAGCAACACATCGGCAAATGAGTTATGCTTTTTCTAAAGGCATGTCTGCATTAGTAAATGCAGAACCATATATTACTGTAGGGAATGCATACTCTTTCTTAATTAACACAGCTTCCTTCGTTGCTGAAGGCTTGATTGGAAAGAGTGCAAGTGCACTCGTAAGTAGTGGAAGCACGGTATCTCCAAGAAGCTCTGTGAAGCATGGTTCAACCAAAGCTATGTTATCTGGTTCTGCAGATTTAACTGTAACCAGTCTGGTTATTAGAGGGGTTGTGGGTAAACCCATAGTAGGTAAAGCCACAATGAACACAGTAGCAGCAGTAACGCGCTATTGTTTTATGGACGCTATTGGCTCTGGTTTTGTACAAGCTTCTGCAGTTCGTAGGATTTACGGGGAAGCTTCACCGATTAAAGGCTCTTCTAGCTTCAGTGCACAACCGGATATTACTATACGGCAAGCATCTGCACCCGTAATGACATCTGCTACCTTCACTGCAGAGGGTTGGATTGTTCGTTATGCGATTAGTAATTTGATTGGTTCAAGTGACTTTGCTGTCAGTGCTGTTCGTACTGTGTATCCATCTGCTAATATTCTTGGTAGTATTTCAATTAATGCTGACACTATTGCAAACGGTGCAAGTTTTGATCCTCCTGAGCGTACTTTCTATAGCTTGTTAAGAGATATTGAGTATGTACGGCCATTTATAGAAACAGAATTCTGGAGATTAGCATGAAATTAGGTACAGTAACTAAACAGCCTATTGAACGGTTCAGCTACACAGTTAACTATGCTGATGCATTGACTATTGGTGACAATGTTCAGGAAACTTCCGTTAATGTAACTCCTGAAGGTTTAACTATTGATAATGTTGGTGTCTATGACCCACGTGTAAAGTTTTGGGTTAAAGGTGGTACTAGTGGTGTTTCTTACAAGATCGAAGTAACTACTGTATCTGCTGATGGCCGGGTATTTCAAGATGAGATGATTTTGAAAATAAAGGAAATTTAACATGGCTCAGTTATTTAAAAATAATGTATCTGGTGTATTGAGTGTACAGCTAAGTACTGTAGCAACTAGCTTGACGCTGCTTGATGCAGCAGCATTTCCAGATCCAAATACAGGGAACAATCACTATTTACTGACCTTGGTGGGTTTGAATGGCAATGCCCAAGAAGCTACTTGGGAAGTAGTACGAGTAATTTCAAAAGCAGCTAATACTTTGACAGTTCAGCGTGCTCAAGAAGGTACTGTAGCTTTGGTTTGGCCCGGGGGTACTACAGTACAACTGCGAGTAACTGCCGCCTCTCTAACCAAGTTTGAAGATCATACAGCTAATTTCAGTAATCCTCATACGGTAACTAAAGCTCAAGTGAGTTTGGGCAATGTGGATAACACGTCAGATACTAACAAACCTGTATCTACGGCACAGCAAACTGCCTTGAATCTTAAAGCTAATCTAGCTTCACCAATTTTTACAGGTAATGTAGGGGGTGTGACAGCAACAATGGTAGGTGCACCCACGGGTTCAGGAAGTTCAACAGGTACTAATACAGGTGATCAATCTGTAACTGCAACTGCTCCAGTAATCTCAAGTGGAGGCATAGCCCCTGTAATTAGTATGCCAGTTGCTACAGCAACAGTAAATGGCTATATGTCACAGGCATATGCAGGAAAATTAGATAGTATTGCTAGTGGTGCTCAGGTAAATACAGTAACCTCTGTCGCAGCTAAGACGGGTGCAGTAGCCCTTGTCAAGGGTGATGTTGGCCTTGGTAATGTAGATAACACATCTGATGCAAACAAGCCAGTATCAATAGCACAGCAGACAGCGTTAAACCTGAAAGCTAATACTGCTAGCCCTAACCTTACAGGTACACCAACTGCGCCTACAGCAACCGCAGGTACCAGCACGACTCAACTAGCTACTACAGCCTTTGTTAATGCTGAAATTGTTAATGATGCTGTGTTGCTTACTGCAAACCAGACTATTGCAGGTATTAAAACTTTTACCAGCGCAATTAACGCTGATATTACCGGCAACGCAGCAACAGCTACGTTTGCAGCCGCATCATCCGGTACGTTCCTTAAAGCCGACCCAACCGCCACCGCCTTCACCAAAACAGGCGCCGGAGCCGCCAGCATCAAAGC